ATGGACAACGACAAAATTGATCAACACAGCGACGAAATTGAAGTTGAGAGCGAAGAAAAAGAGCGCGGCAAAAAAATAGAAATAGATGAAGACCGACTCCCCTCCCGGGCGATGGCAATTCATGAGCATATCCGCCAGGATGGTGAAAAAGAGCTGGAACGCGACGCAATGGCGCTACTGTGGTCAGCCATTGCGGCGGGTCTGTCGATGGGCGCTTCGTTACTGGCAAAAGGGATATTTCATGTCGAACTGGAAGGTGTGCCGGGCAGCTTCTTGCTGGAGAATCTCGGTTATACCTTTGGTTTTATTATCGTCATTATGGCCCGCCAGCAATTATTTACCGAAAATACCGTGACTGCGGTACTACCCGTCATGCAAAAACCGACAATGAGCAACGTCGGCTTACTTATACGGTTATGGGGCGTCGTGCTGCTGGGTAATATTCTCGGGACAGGTATTGCGGCGTGGGCATTTGAATATATGCCTATCTTCAATGAAGAAACTCGCGATGCATTTGTCAAAATCGGCATGGATGTGATGAAGAACACCCCCAGCGAGATGTTTGCCAACGCGATCATTTCCGGCTGGCTGATCGCCACTATGGTTTGGATGTTTCCTGCAGCGGGTGCGGCAAAGATTGTGGTGATTATATTGATGACCTGGCTTATTGCCCTGGGTGACACCACCCATATCGTGGTCGGTTCTGTTGAAATCCTCTATCTGGTGTTTAACGGTACGCTGCACTGGAGCGATTTCATCTGGCCCTTCGCACTACCTACTTTAGCGGGGAACATCTGCGGCGGCACCTTTATCTTCGCGTTAATGAGTCATGCACAGATTCGTAACGACATGAGCAATAAGCGTAAAGCAGAAGCACGCCAAAAAGCAGAACGTGCGGAAAACATTAAGAAAAATTATAAAAACCCGGCATAAATGGCGAGGGTTTAAGCAATCGAGCGGCAGCGTACTTACCCCGCACTCCATTAGCGGGTATACTCATGCCGCATTGTCCTCTTAGTTAAATGGATATAACGAGCCCCTCCTAAGGGCTAATTGCAGGTTCGATTCCTGCAGGGGACACCATTTATCAGTTCGCTCCCATCCGTACCAGTCCGCAAAATCCCCTGAATATCAAGCCTTCCGTAGATTCACAGTTCGTAATGGTTCGCGTCAGATCGTTGACAGCCGCACTCCATGACGGGTAAAAAGTGGATAAAATAATTTTACCCACCGGATTTTTACCCATGCTCACCGTTAAGCAGATTGAAGCAGCAAAGCCGAAAGAAAAACCATACCGCCTTCTCGATGGTAATGGCCTGTACCTTTATGTCCCTGTATCCGGGAAAAAGGTATGGCAGCTTCGCTACAAGATTGACGGTAAGGAGAAAATCCTTACCGTCGGAAAATATCCGCTTATGACTTTGCAGGAGGCAAGGGATAAAGCATGGACTGCGAGGAAAGACATCTCGGTTGGCATCGATCCGGTAAAAGCGAAAAAGGCTTCGTCTAACAACAACTCCTTTAGCGCCATTTACAAGGAATGGTACGAGCACAAGAAGCAAGTCTGGTCAGTAGGGTATGCGACTGAACTTGCAAAAATGTTTGATGACGACATTTTACCTATCATCGGCGGCCTTGAAATTCAGGATATTGAGCCGATGCAACTGCTGGAAGTAATCCGCAGATTTGAAGATCGCGGTGCAATGGAGCGAGCAAATAAAGCCCGCAGAAGATGCGGTGAGGTTTTCCGTTACGCTATTGTCACTGGTAGGGCTAAATATAACCCGGCACCTGACCTTGCTGACGCCATGAAGGGATACCGCAAGAAGAACTTCCCGTTTCTTCCTGCAGACCAGATCCCGGCATTCAACAAAGCACTGGCTACATTTTCAGGAAGTATCGTATCGCTCATTGCGACCAAAGTTTTACGCTACACAGCCCTCAGAACAAAAGAGCTTCGTTCCATGCAATGGAAGAACGTCGATTTTGAAAACAGGATTATCACCATAGACGCCAATGTGATGAAGGGACGCAAGATTCATGTGGTTCCGATGTCGGACCAGGTAGTTGAACTTCTCACTACGCTAAGCTCCATCACTAAACCAGTATCAGAGTTTGTTTTTGCCGGACGCAACGATAAGAAGAAGCCAATCTGCGAGAACGCGGTATTGCTTGTGATCAAACAAATCGGCTATGAGGGTCTGGAAAGCGGTCACGGATTCAGGCATGAATTCAGCACGATTATGAACGAGCACGAATGGCCCGCTGATGCCATTGAGAAGCAACTGGCGCACGCTAACAGCGGCTCCATTCGTGGGATATACAATCACGCTCAGTACATGGATAAGCGCCGGGAGATGATGCAGTGGTGGGCTGATTGGATTGATGAGTAGATTCTTATACAACTTTCCATTGCGCATCGCCGATCAGCCACGCATCAAACAAGCTCATATATCGAGCTCGCAAACGACAGACCTTGTAATCTTCCCCTACACCATCCAATGAGATCGGTTTACCCAAAAATGTAAGAGAGGTTAAATTTCTTCCCCGTAATATCAACTCGATTTCCTGCCCGTCATAAGCCTGCCCCTGAGTGGTAATGTTTGCCCCGTTGGTTACTGGGATGTAAAACGAACTATGGCCGCTTCTTACCGGAACTGGTGCTGGTAATGTAATTGTGCGAATGTCATTTTCCAGACCACTCACTACAGCACCACTCACATCACCGATTAGGGCGGTTAGGCGGTCGCGCTTATGCTCAATTGTTAAGCCTGAGTTGCTGCTGTCTGCATCATAAAAGCCAGTTGAACGATCTCCGCGTAGGTTTACGTTCATCACACGGCAGCCTGATGTGTTTTTTGCTCTGATGCAAACAGTGCCGCTTGTAGATGAGTGATGAGAACTGCTTACTAAAGCTCCCCTGGATGATGATAGATTGATATCCGCAATTTTACATGCCTCGTAATATGTATTCCCCATTAGCTCTGTTCCTATGGCCCCGTGATCCATAGTTCCATATCGTTCACAGTTCTGTATAAAACCACCATCTAAAACTACCGCCGTAGTGTTAAACGTTGTCGAATTATCGACATCAATTCCATTCAACCCGTTTCTTATCACTAGGCCATAGTCAGGGAGGACGCCGCCTGGGTCACTACTGTATAAATTGGGATTGAGGATCTTGCAGGCATTAGCGCCATTCTGATAGATAAGCCTCGTAGATCCTGTCCCACCATTCATTATTTCTGGATTGTCATTTTTAAGCCCGTAGCAAAGCAAGCCAACTCTCATGCCAACGCAGTCCCGGCCTAACTGCATATCTACCCACAATCCAAAAATGCCCGAGTTATTACGGCATTTGATTAAATCAATTCCGACAACTCCAGCCTTTCCGTTAAAATCAATTCGAGGGTTATGCACCTGTATATTTCTAATATAATCAGTGCCAGCAACAGCTGGATCAGCTTTAAATAGCGTAATATTGTCTCTATTTGCATAAAAAATAGCGTCTCTTGACTGATGGATCGTTGTATTCCCGTAATAGTAATATGTTGCATCTACCGGATAAATTCCTGGCATGAAATAAATATCTCCACCAGAGCTCAGTAGCGACTGAATATCCGAGTGAGAATAACTTGGCTCAATGATAACGGCAGGTCGGGTTAGTTTTTTTGGAGCGTAGTCATCATAGATGCTTTGCCCACCCCATGAACTCCCTACTAATTTGTCCCCTCCAGAAGATGCCAATCTCTTCTCAAACTGATCGGGGTCATACTTCAGCACATTTGGGAATTTGAACTGCTGCGCCCCATATGCATCATAAACAGCCATAGAATGGCCTTGCACAGTTACGAATTTGGCAATCTGTCCGTTATATACAGGGTAACCAGCGGCGTTAATGATGATTGGTTGCGAAACAGGAACGTGAGAACCGTCTTCATTCTCTACATAAACCTGAATCTGGTTTTCAGGATTTACAGGGTCAGTGTCAATTTTACCGATATAAATTTTGCCATTGGCAACCGCTTTAAAAGAACGAGCCATAGTGAAGAGTTGCGAAGGCATCGATACAATCACATTAGCTGTAATGTCTGTCATTTAATTTGCTCCAGATACAATGAATCGCCGCAGCATGGCTACGGTGAATTTTGGGCATAAAAAAACCCAGCCGAAGCTGGGTCGTTGCGTTGGTTATCTGTCAGTAGTTATGTACTGAAGGAGGTAATTCTTTATTCTTAAGTCTCATCCATGCGGAAAGATTCGTTGGTCCGTCTGGCTCATTGATATCAACATCTCGTGTGTGGTTTATTAAAACGTCTCTCGCCATTCCGATAACATACGAGAATTCATGACCGTAGTCGTAGCATCTGCCGGAATAGTTCGATTGAATTTGTTTTAGCGCCGGATACAGTTCGCGGAATAATGCCTGTGAGCGGTTGGCATAATCCCATAACCATACAAGGCTGTTTGCTTCTTTTGCAGAAAGCTCGTTGGTTTTCTTCTCTTGTTTGCCAATGAACTCACCTTCAAGCACTACCCTGTGGATGTACTCTACTGCTTGTGGTATCTGAGATGCATCAAGCTCTTCAATACTTTCCACATTGAAACGCTGATGAATCATTGCATAAGCTTCTGGGTACATTAGATGCTTTTTGCTGACTAGCATATTTACAGCATCACGAAGCGGAGTCCTGTCATCAACAGATGTTTTCTTCCGTGCATTTGCTGCCTCTCCCTTTGTCCAGTAGTCATGCAGCACAGTAAAGCATTCTTCCTGGTACTGAATCAGTTTATCGCGGATGTCAGCACGAACTTTCTCAGGGTTGATGCTGAACAGCCATCCATTTAACTTCTTCAAAGGAAGGCAGAGTAGCTTACGAAGCTTACCATCAGCGGCAACCATGTTCATATGAACACAGTTGAATTTGCTAATCTGCTTCATGAGTTTTGTTTGCTGCGTTGACCAGCTCATTCCGAGGTTTTCAACGATTGGCTTCATCGCAACATATGCAACTCCGGCAGCCATGGCGGTGATAATTTGCTGACCGTTGAATGGCACGTAAGAGGTGTTCACTGCTTCTAAAATTGCTATACTATTCATGTTGGTTTTTCTCCACGGATTTACCGACAACCGAAGCCCTGACTGTTCCAGCAGTTGGGGCTTCACTGTTTTGATTTCTTTGCCGCATCAAGCATCACTTCTGAAAACGTGCGCTTGCCACTGAATACTCTTTCTCTTCTCAATTTTTCGTTCGTGCCAAATGATTCGCCATGAACAAAATTTGGTCTTAAAATGGTAATCGCAATCTCTTTGACTACTGCATCCAAGCGAATCACACCGTTACCCCCTCTCTCTTCAGGCTGTCTATCAGGCGCTTGATAACCTCTGAGTTAAACGACCTGCACTCTTCCTTTGCCCTGCTACCGATAGCATCCTTTAACGACTGCGGCATCCTTACCAAAATCTTACTTATTTCTTTCTCCATGTTACCCTCCACGCAAACAACTCTTTTCGAATACAAAAGATAGCAAAGTGAGTATATCTAGTCAAAATTTTTTTGCATACACTTTGATATCAAATTGAATACCAAAGGTGTGATATGGCAAAGGGTGTGTCAATTTCTCCAACTACGGTAAGAATCCCTGAATCTTTGCGCGAGGCTCTTGCTGTTAGAGCATCAAAAAATGGTCGCTCTGTTAACTCCGAGATCGTCATGATTTTGCAAGCCGCGATTGATGAAGATAGGTCGCCAAAGTCAGTTGAGTCATTTGCTCAGCAAGAAGCTGACAAATTCAAAGAGGCGCTGCTGGAGACGCTGAAAACCATGTATGGTAAGGATGATAAATAATGCTGCACACAATTCATTTCTTATGCCCCGTTAACACCGCCACTGTTGGGCAACTTCAGAACCACTGTCTCACCGCATTATCTCAAGGCGCAACTGAATTAAATATCCATATATCAAGTCAGGGAGGGGAAACTGCCGCTGGCTTTACTGCGTATAACTTTCTTAAGTCACTCCCTGTTACCGTTAGAACTCACAACATAAGCAATGTTGAATCCATAGCTAATATCGTTTTCCTGGCTGGCTCAGAACGTTTCGCAAACCCATTATCAAGATTCCTGTTACATCCTCTATTATGGGGCTTTGCCACCCCAGCCGCCGACCATGCCAGATTGAGAGAGTACGGGAAATGCCTCGATAACGATCTTGATCGCTTCGTTGAGACGTTCAATATCGACATCGGAACCCATATTAGGTGGGCATCCCTGATAGCAGACTCGACCATTTTGGATGCTAACAAGGCTCTTGAGCATGGCATAATTAATTCCATAAAAACTGCAAGGCTGGTATCCAATCAGGCAAACTGGTGGGTTGTTTGATGGGTAAATCATGATTACTCCTTATAAAAAACCCACCTGACGGTGGGTTTTATTAGTGCTTGTATAGCTTGAACTCCCTGTCGAGCCATAAGACATAAAAAGTGGCTCCTATCTTATAACCAACCATAGGTGCCTTAGAGCAAAATCTGAACGCAATGAAATCCACATCTTGAGTAACATGCTTAGGAATCGGAGCTTTTATCGCGTTTCTGGCAATTTTTTCCGTCCCAAGCCCGTGTTTATCAGATTTTCGTATCTCATCCCATGACATCCGACTTAACCTGAACAGCCTATCTGCAAATGCTGCCTTTTCATGCTTTTGGCAGCAATCTAGGCAATACCCCTTTTGTAGGTATCTAAGAGAAAATACAGGCGGACTTTTGTCTACATCATGAGATTCGTGATGGATAGAGAGGCCAACAGTAGCAGAGCTCTCTTTATCCCTCTGTTTTATTCTTCCCTTAACTCTAGACATACACGTCAGTTAATTAACGTTTTGAAAAAACCTTTCATAGAATCAAGTGTGATTTCTTGGCTAACCGCACCCTCAATGTAAGCATCTTTCCATGGCTGCTCTTCGTGAGTCATATTGCGCAGTTTCCAGGCAGAAAACTGACCATAAACTTTATACACCTCATCCAGCAATTCAATTTCATCTTCACTGAATTTTTTAGCGTCAAAGTTTTCTGGCGCAGGTAAAGCTCCGTTACCACAGTCCCTATATTTACGATACAATTCAGGAACTACTGGCCCATGCATCCAGGCTTCAATTTTCTCATTAAATAGCGGCTTACCCAGAAGAACCAGAGAAAACCCTTGGGCATAATACGTCAACTTCTGAATTTTTAGGTTAGAGATAATGTCGCCACTTTCTTCATCGCAATGCGCCAAGAAGTAGTCGGCGACATCAAAACAAGTGAGCATAAACATACCTCCATCTTGATAGCCGCAGCTATGTATACAACTGTGTCAAGTTGCATTTAATACCATAACAAAGCTGTCATCAATCCTTCAGAGGCTAACTTACAACCACTTTATCGACACGTTTAAATCATTACATTTCACATTTACTGCATTTTCGCCGAAGTTACCTATAAGGTAATGTCACATTTCCTGCAAGTTTCATGCAATGTTGAAAAGTGAGCTATTCACTTTTCTATGACACCAAACACCAAAAATAGCACTTTTTGCTAAATCATTCGCCCAAGTTGTGGATGGTTTGTCGTTGACACGTTTTCACACACCACTCCACCAATAAAGTATCATCTGGTATCCTGCTCAAAACTAAGGAGGTTGGTGTGAAGAAAAAATTTGTAAACGTTGCAAAGTGCGCAATTTTTATATTTTTTATGACCTTTTACGGATTTAGTGCCGGAGAAGGTTTCGATCGTGATGCCAATGCATTCAGTTTCTTTTGTCTGTCTATAGTGGTCATAATTGTATGGGTGGAATTAAAGCAAACATTGTTTCATGTGCTAGGGAAATAACCATCCATGGCATTTAGTCACTGCTGTGTTGCCTCAGTGGCAAGCAGCGGTCTGATGGCATTTGCAGCGTTACTTAATGCTCTTTCATAGGCTGGCGTTCCTGCTTTGGTGTTTGCCAGACGTAAGAGCGCATTCCTGGCCATAGGGCTTTCATAAACCCTCGACATAAGGCCAATCCCTGTTTCCCCAGCCAATAGCGCGCCTCCGGTTTTTAGGTTACCAATAACCCTTACCAAAGGCGCGAGTGTCATGCCAGTCTTCGTCACAACATTAGCCTCAGATGCTCTTTTGGTAGCATCGAGAATAGATAACATCCCCTCTATCTCTTTTCCGTTCTTCCCACCAAATACAGTTTTAAACACCTGACCATTTGCTTGTTTTTGCAGCTTGCCAAGCTCGGTCATCATTTTCTGAGGGCTGTCACCTACCTTGTCAGCTATTTTGCTGATATATGCCGCCCTTAGCATGTCTTTACCTTTTTGATCGAGTTTCCCGTACAATCGAGCTATATCTGACCCATATTGTCCATACACAATGGTATTTACAGCCTCGGGAGTTAAATCTCCTTTGTTTAGAACGTTTTTAAGGCGCGTTTGAGTTGCATGTGTTGCCATTTTTGCATAATCAGCTTTTCCCGCTCTCCATGCTGAAGCATCTTTTGGGCTAAGTCCTTTCGCTATAGATTTACTAAGGCTATTGGTTAGCGAGTTATAGACCCTGTCGACCATTGTTTGCGACATTGATGGCAGAACTGTACGATCGCCTTTTACGTCAATGCGGAACTGAGTTCTCAGCTTATCAAGTAACTCAAAGGCATCATCTCCATTTGTTATCTCCTGAATGGCATTCTTATAATCATTAAGCGCAGAAATGGTCTGGGTGTCAGAAACACCTTTAAGTTTCCCAAGTTCGTTTACTGCTCCGTCGATAGCTCTTATGGCGCCACTTGTATCAACTGGCTTTCCAACCATTCTTCCTGACAGGCTGTTTAGTTTTGACTTGGCTAACGATTTTTCCCTTGCAACGCCTGACTTTAGACTATCAACGACTACAGATGGATCGTAGTCGCCGTATTTTTCGGTGAAGCGATTAACAAGCTTGGTTCTGGCATCCTGCTGTGCGGCTCTCATTGGTCCAGTACCAGCTATGACTCCTTCTGAGTAACCCTGCAGTTGATTGCCAAGTTTTGTTTTTGGAGGAACTACATCCGATGTCATAACTGGTACATCTGCCGCAGCGGCACGCTTGAGCAATTGCTGATCTGCTGGTGATATTTCGCCACGAACAGCAGTAATTCCACGCCCTATTCCCTTTGCTGCTGCGGAAAGAACCCCCTGAGCGGCAAGGTTAACTCCTGCATTTTTAGCTGCATTTTGTGCGAAATCGCCTTTCTGATTTGCGGCCTCTGCCAGTGATCCAATAGCCATGCTTCCTGCCGTTCCAACTCCTGGAACTAAATACCCGCCAATTGTTTCTCCAGCTTGCGCATAAGGGTCTGTTGGTCGATCTACTGGACGATAGACATCGTCCAAAACCTTGGGGCCACCAAGCCCCTGGCTGATTGCATTAATCAGGCTTGCGCCACCCTGCAATACGTCAAATGGTATGTTTACCAGACCACGACCAGCCTGCTCTGCAATTTGCCCTGCACTTTGACCACCAGTGAGCCAATCGCCAGCTTGTTGCATCAATGATGGTTCTTCTTTCTGCTGCTGAGGCGGAGGGTATGCTGCATAAAACTGATCTCTTGCTTCAGCCCATTTGTCACCAGCCTTAGGGGCAACAACCTCATCAAAATATTGCGCTTGAGCCTGTGCTTTCTGTTCTTCAGTTAACGCCTGATACTGTGGAGAGGCGATAACATCTTTCCATGCTTTAGCCATTAATCACCCCATAGTGAAGAAAAGTTACTGCTGGCTGCTGGCTGTGATACCTGTGTAGGTTGAGATTGCTGCCGCTGAGATTTACCAACATTAACGTTATATTGTTGGTTGTAATTGTTGGTGTATTCCTGAATCTCACGAATCGACTGCTGCATAGCCTCCGGGCTTGAATAGTCAACCTGCGGCATCCCCTGAAAATACATCTTCGCTTCTGCAACGGTGTTAATACCACTGGCACCCATATCCCTTGCTGCCGCCACACCCTGATTCTGCATTCTGCCCTGAATACGTTGTGCTGAGTTATATAACTGGCGCTGCTCTTTTCCTGTTAATCGGCTGCGAACATCAGCACCAATTGCTGGATTACCTGCACCGCCTGTCATTCCTGTCATGAAATCGAGAGCAGAAGCGTCTGCATTTGCGATCGCGTCGATATCCTTCTTCATGGCATAGTTTTGTGCTGATGCAGACGATGTTGCAGGCGCTGCGATTGAACTGGCAGGAACGCGAACCATATTCCCCTCGTTGTCGATGCCTTCGTAGAACGCATTAGCCCCAGCGCCGTGAAGCTTCCCACCTACCGTTACAGTTCTGCCATCTGATAACTGAACTGTACGCTTATCATTCCCAGCGATTCCTCTTGTTGACGCTCGCTGCATTGCCAAATCCTGACCTCGTCGCGCAGTAGAAGCAGATAAGTCCTGACCGCGCATCGTGATGTTCTGACCTCGTGCTGTTAGCGCCTCTCCAGCCTGATTGCTGCGGATTGTCTCTGCCAGCCTGCCTCGGTCAATTTCACGACCAGCCATCTTGTCCTGAACATTGAAGTAATCAATCGGACCAAGAGCAGCCATTCCAAGGTGATCAACAAACTCTGTGAAACCTTGTGGATTTTGCTGATACATTTTCGCCACATCCAGAGGGTCTACTCCGGCACGAGTAAGCTCAGATGAGTTGTTCTGCAACCATGACATCATGGCTTCTGGAGATGAAGCTGCCAGTCTGGCACTTGCTGCCAGTGTGCCGACAGTGGAACGCTGGTCTTCATCGACAAATTTCATGCCGTTTCTTACAGCGTCAAACTGCTCAGGATACTGTGATGCCAGTTTTCGCATTGCATCGCGGTCACCAGATGTATATGCATCAGCATAAGCCTGCTGAAACTCTTGCTGTCGCTTCTGCTGATCCATCTGCTTATACATATCCATGACAGATGAAATGCCCTGCAAAGCCTGCAAGCCAACGTTATTACGTCCTGAACGCTCCATCTCGTTATTCTGTCGAATGTATGCAAGCGTGGCGTCTGCATCACTTGCTCTTGGAGCGTTGGAGTTCATGCCGCCTAACCCGGCAAGAAGCGCGCCTGAATTACCAGCCTGTTGCCATGTAGCCAAGAGACACCTCCATTAAAAAAGTGAACCAAGAAGACCGACGCCAGCACCAATTGCTGTACCCCAACCAGGCATGATTGCAGTACCTGCAGCTGCACCTGCTGCCGCTCCACCCAAGGCGCTCTGAAATCCTGATGGTTTATTCGCATTAGCCGCAGATGCTGCCGCCTGCTGTTGATACAATTGGCTGACGTTGTTGGCATAGTTCTGCCCGGCGTTTGCCTGACCTGTAAGAGCGCCAAGGCCGATATTTGCCAGATTGTTGTAGTTGTTCATCTGACCTGACAGCCAGTTTTGACCGAGTGTAGGTGCGATTGCTGCTAACTGGTTTCCTGTTGCTGTAGAGCCTAATCCACCCGTTGCCTCTGCTGCTGCCAGACTCTGGTAACGCGCCTGCCCTGCAAGGTCTTTGTACTGCTGGGAGTTGTAATACTGGTTAAGCGCCTGACCTTGCCCCTGAAGAGAGGAAAGATTTTGCAACTGTGATACGTACTGCTGAGCGAGTGGCGTGAACGGTGCAAGGTTCTGCATGTTCGTCTGCCACATTTCACGCTGCAGTTCGATACCTTTTTCAGTTGCGCGTGCCTGGGCTTTTGAACCGCCATCACTGCCACCTTTGCAGTAAACAGCTTTGCTGAGGTGCTTATTGGCAATCTGGAAAATTAACATTCTTTAGCTCCTCGTATTTTGAGCGCGGTAACTGATAAATCGTGATGCCTACAGGCTTTCCATTGCTGGTATAAGCATCATCAAGGTGACCAACACGGGTAGCGCCAAGCAAACGGATAATTGCCCGTCCGTATTTCGTTGTGTCAGGAACCATGGTGATGCTGTTAAGGAATGGTGAGTTTTCGAGAAGCCATTTGCAGAATAATCGATGCCCTTGCAGTGCATATTCACCACGGAATCCGGGGTCGTACACCGCATGGCATTCAACAACGCTATGCCAGAAGTTACGCACTTCATGAACGCCAGCCAGCACTAATCCTTCGTAGATGCCGAGGTATACCGCATCAGGCTTGATGTAGTATTTATCTCCACTGTCTACGATATTTCCTGTGTTTGCCGGGTTGTTGAGGAATTCTGCAAGCTTCACCGGATTATCGATGAGCTTTATTTCCATCACTGCTCCGCAATGATTTTGATGGTTGTGGCAGTAAACGACGCACCATTCGACTGAATGGTTAACGTGCTGCCATTTGTGGCAAGAAAGCCGTCTTTATCAACGCTAAAGAACGTAGCTAACAGGATGTTATCGGTTGTTGTCGCAGAGTTACGACTGCTTACCAGTGTGTCAGGAACAGAACCGGAAAATGTTAGCTGCATTGACCTGTTGGCGGTTCCGCTGGGCCACGTCCCGACGATCGACAGCTTGAAGAACAAGGTTTTGTTCTCGTTGAACACAACCATCTTGTTGTTAACGGTGTCGAAGAATGGTGCCAACGTGCCGGATGACGGCGTGAGAGTTTTCAGTAGGCTAACAAGGTTGGTCGGCGCTGTCGGGATGGTTACAGATACGCCAGAGTAAACAACCTCCGACTTCTTGCGAGTAGTGGCATACTCCAGAGCATCGATGCGCGTTTCATGGTCTGAAACCTGCGACTCCAGCGACTGAACTCTTGTGTCAAGCGACGAAATATCGCTTTCATTCTGAGCTATTCGTGTTTCATGGTCCTGAAGAGTTGATTCTGCCTGGCTGATTCGCTCCTCATGATTAACAAGCGTTGCTTCCGCAGCAGAAATTCGCTGCTCATGGTCAGCGAGAATCACATCCTGCTCATCGTTCCTGACCTGTGCATCATAAGCGCCCTGTCCGGCCTCGTTGGCCTTGTTAGCCACGTTACCAACATCAGTGCCCTGTGCGATAACGTAAAGCAGATACGACTGCGAGAAGATATTGCGTGGAAGGATTGATGTATCGAGCCGCGTAGCCTGCACAATAACAGGGGTGTTGAGATTCGAATCAGCCATTACTCGATCCTTATCTGGCAGCCTGACAGAGTGACAGGTGACTTAGTGATAACGCGCAATTTGAAGCCGACATTTTTCCTGATGCGCCCGACACGCTTCCACAAAACACGTTTGTCGTAAATGAACGGTTCATTCTGCTCAATCATCTGCTCACGTCCGTAATTGATGCCGTCAGTGGTTGCAGAGAGAAAAAGGCGGTCAGCATACTGCGCAACGCCAGTTGACGACTCAACTTCAAGGTCGAAAACTCTGGCGTTATCCGCTTTGAACAGTGGAGTAAACAGCAGGTGTTCTTGCTGTAGCCCATACTGGCTGCTGATGTCGAACTGCAATTTGCCGGTAACCGATTCCAGCTTATCTCCGCACGTTATCTGATTGCCTTCGTAAATGAAGTCAATAGCGCGGTACACATCGTCATACAGGCCTGTTTTCAGCACACACCATTGCGGACCATTGGCGCTTGAAGATGCGTCGTACACGAGAACATGGCGCGGAAGGTGGATAATCAGCAACTCATGCGCATCAAACCGCAGCGATTCCATCACGCCATCAGCCAGTTCATCAGCAGTGTAGGAGCGTAGTATTTTCTCAATGCTCGCGCTGGCGATTGGTGATACCTGACCGGAGCCGATGATATACACAGACGGCGCACCTGTTGCCGGATTGCTGATAAACGCATAGGAATCAGCAAACGGCGTTTTGCAGTAAGTTCCGGCGATGCCTTTTTGCACCATCAGCGATGGCTGTGCGACATATAAAGCGGCACCAACAGTGGTTGCGCCCGTCAGGGAGAAATATTCAATCGTCGATGAACCAAAGCAGACGATGAAGTCTCGCCATGTTCCGATGCCGATGATACCGTCCGGCTGCGATTCTGCGCGATATTGTGCGCTGTAACGGTCAGGATGTGATTCGTCTTCAAGGTCAGTGATAAACCATGAATCAGTTCCGTCTTTTGACCACGCATAACGCCCACGTAAGCGCGTAATGTCGCGAACTGAACCTAACTCATACTGCGTGAATCCGCTGTCCGCAGGCCAGTTTGAGACGGTTTTAACCGTGCCATCATAGCGATACTCGACCAGTTGACCATTAACGCCTACAGCCTGAGATGTCCGACCATGCGCCATTGATACACGACCACTTCCGGCAACATCACCGACTTCGCTTTCGCCTTTGTAGAGCTTTCCACCACACACGCGATAAACAGCATTCTGCGCCATGTTGTACTCGACGCCGCGCGATATACCGTTCACATCAGAACGTTTTGCAATGCCCGGGAATGAGCGAAGATATCCGCTGCTGTTCAGGATTTCTTTGGGTGTAGCCAGCATATTCACTGGCAGATAGTCGATATAGTCGGCATTTCGGAAGTCTTTGCCGACACCTTTCATAAGCGGAAGTTGCTGAATCGGCATTTATTCACCTCACGTACTCGGATCATCTTTCTCGATGTAAAACCGATTCCACGTAAACGCGCTTTTGTTACCACTACCGCGAGGCATGTCATTTCGTCGCTCAAGTGGTGGTATTTTGGTTAAAGCGATACAGATTGTCTGATATGCACTGTCAGCAGCGGTCAGGAGAGCATCCGACGGCTGAATGACGTTATCCATGCACACTTGCACAGCGAGCTTCAAAGCGACGCCATCATTTGCCCATGCAGGGATACCTGAATCATCGTCAGGTAACGGCATGATGCCGTTTTCTGTATCCGCAAACTGATATCCAAGCTCGATACCTTTCGCCTGCCATGCTGCCATCATGTCTTCAAGGTCATTAATGGCATCTTCAATTGCCTGAGGGTCAGCATCTGTCAACGTGGCATTGGAATACAGCCCGGCTTTTCGTAAAGCCTTTAGAACGAGATCACCCTTCGTTTTCGCCATCTTCTTCCGCCTTAGCCACTTTTTGCTTCGTTGCGGTTTCTTCAGGAGTTTTTACCCAGCCTTTTTTCAGGTGAGATTTAACTTCTTCGTCATCAACAATGATGTAATCGACAGCAAACTGACCACAGGTGATCATGTTGCCCGGCTTATAGAGCATTGTTCGTGCCATTGTCTTCTCCCAATAAAAATGGGGCCGAAGCCCCACCAAAATTACTGCCCAGCTATAACGATGCCCGTATATTCAGGAACAAGTACAGAGCAACCGTACAGAGTGGTGAAACGAGCAGTGGTTACGCCTTTGATGTGGTCGAAGGCGTAAGACATGATCAGCGTAGCGCCCTGCTCGGTGGTTGCTGTCATTACCTGTGGACCCTGACCAGTCGGGAACGCTAGTTTGCCGTACATCAGCTCAACAGAACCATCAGCCCAGAACAGGTTAGCAGGTGCTGCGTTCTTGTTGAGAATGGTGATTGCTGCTGATTCTGCCGGTTTGGCATCGACGTTTGCATATGGACGACTCGCAACATCGGTATTTTCAACAGGGAGAATCTTTGGAGAGATTGTTACGGTAGTTCCGCTAACAGCCAGAACACGGAATACCTGCGGTTGCCCGGTGGTATCTTTTGTGATCTGGTGTACGGAATTCACACCGGCAATGGTGAACGCATCACCAACCTGCAAGCCAGATGCAGATACCGTAATAGTCCCCTGTCGGTTATCAACTGGCATACCATTTGAATCTTTCGCTTCAACCTTGTGTTCAGGTTGGCCTGATACTGTCAAGGATTCAGCGCTTCCTTTCGGTAATCGACCAGAAATATCGGTCTTGTAGCTATCAAAGGAAGCAACCGGAGGGATCTGCGCTTTTTCGTATGCTGTCAGGGTTGCGCCCTGAGCGTAGGCACGGTGACCAAGCTCGCCAGCAAGGTCTTTGTAGTTGAAGGGGTTCCAGAAAGAGCGACGGTTGATACCCTGCGGTACACCAATCGCCGTCATGGTGGCATCAATACCTGCCGCACAGTTCCACAAATCACGGCCCTGTGTACCTGTGGTTGAGTCAGACATTGTGATCACGTTAGTAGCACGCTGCGTAACCATGGAAATCAGGTCAGAGTCAATCTGTGCAGCAAGGCGCATACCTGCGGCGCGACCAGCTTCAGTTTTATGCTCAGGGTCACGCATTTCACGCGCATCCAGAGTGTACAGAATGTTTTTCGGCTCCTTGAACACAGAAGGAACAAGGCGCTGAACCAGTGCTGTAGGCGTTTTGCTGCTGAGATCGAGGCCTTCCTCAATGTTCATGTGGTAATGCTGCGGACGATACAGAACATCACCTGCTCGCTGCATTGCTGTATCACCGGGACGGAATTTTTTAGCGTTACGGGAAACTACGCAGGCGGCCTCAAAGCCTTCAACGTAGTTTTCGAACATGATTTCAAGGTTTTTTGCTAATTGGTTAGCCATGCTTAATGCTCCGATAGGTTATTTTTTTGCCTTTTTAGCGGCGAAATACGGCGTCCAGTCACCAGTTTCCAGCGCCCTGGCTTTCAATTTGTCGAGGTTGTTGATTACTGCGCCGTTGCTCCCCTTAACTGTCGGGGTTGTGGCTGCCGTGGTTTTTGCTTTTGGCATGATTCTGGCCTTCGATTCGATACGTTCCAGCAGACGACCAATTGCTACGGGGTTTGTAGCTTCTGCCAGTTGCTTGCGCAGTTCAGCGTTGCGGCCGAGTGCCAGAACAACGATTTCCGGCTTCTCTGACTCAAACAGGATCGCGTTTTGTGTCTCGATGGGAACTTCCTCGAGTACGGCCTGCTCAGCTTCCTGATAGCCAGGAACTTTGAGAGCCTTAACACGTTGCTGATATTTGGATAATCGCTCTTGATAGGCAGCCTGAAGCTCCTGCTCCTTCTGCTTGCGAGCCATCTCCTGTTGCTGGTACTTGCCGTTATCCTCTGCCCACTTAGCCATGCGTTGCTGGTAGATTTCTTCATCGAAACCGATGTCCTCATCATCCAGTTTTGGCATTCGCGGTGGTTGAGTGATTACCGGCTGCTGCTCGACGGGTTTCTGAGACTGACGCATCAGCTCTTTCAGCTCGCGGTCTTTCTCTTTAATCGTCTTGCGCAGGTGTTTTACCAGTCCATGCTCTGCGCCATCTTCGCTGGTTGGCGAATCCAGCTTTTCGTCACCAAAGTAGAATTCCTGTTCTGATTCGTCGTCATCAGTTTCAGTAGCTTCCTCTGCATCATTGCCGGAGGACTCACTGCCATCTTCTGTTTCGACTTCTTCAGCCAGTTCGACATCATCAGGAATCTGCTCTGACGCGTCGGTTTCGATTTCAACTTCTGGTGTGTTTTCTGCCATCTGGTCCATTTGTTACCCCTGTTTACTCGATGTTCAGCCCATCGGAAGGCAATAGGGTGCCAGGCCTCATAAAGACAGCCATTGCACGTTATGGGTTAATTACTGCTGTGGTTGTTGCTGAGTTGATTTTTGCAGGATGCTGCTGATGTCCATGCGCTGCGCATGGCCTTGCGCCTGACTTTTCAGGACAAGCTCTGCATCAGCACGGGCATTATCTCCTTGCTGTTGCTGGAACTGTCCGAGCAGTTTCAGCGCCTCACGGATATCAGATTTTTGCTGGCTATCGGCAGATGCGAGGATTTTCACAACATTTGCCGCTGCAACCTGAGCATCCGTCTGTGCCTGGAATGCTTTAACCTGAATGGCTGCCTGCTCGTTCTGCGCTTTCTGCAATTCAGCCTGACCAGCAAGAAGCTGACCTTGCGCTGCAACCATAGCCGGATCTGGCTGACTGGCCTGTTGTTGTTTCGCCTGTTCAACCATCTGCTGTTCTTCAGGCGTTCTCGGCTTGATAACGCCAGACAGAAGCAACTGATTGCGGTTGTATTCTTTCAGGTCGTCCATCCCTTCGCCGTCCATATTGTCGAGAATCATCGACGATACAAGGTCGTGCTTCGGCGTTCCTGGTGGGATAAGTGCCAGCATGGAAAGTAACGACTTAACCGTTGCGTCACGGCGAGTAGCGAACGACTGACCGACATCGACAGTCACTTCATAGTTACCCTGCGAAAGGTCGTTAAGCGCGATAACCTGCCCTGTCTGACGGTCAACCACTTCACCAGTCATCAGCGCCACGTCATCGCTGCCGTCCTCATTAACGATACGCATCGGCGTATCGCTGCCATAGACTTCACGCGCCATAGAAAGCCACACAACGCCAGCGCGACGCATAGATTTAGCCATGTTGTCCATGTAGATATAGGACTGCGTGTCCATCCGGTTAAAAATGCTATCAACGGTATCAGTAGCGACGTTGCTCGGCATGTTCTCAAGCTGCGACGCACCTGTAATTTGCTGAATAGCCGTTCCGGTGTACTGCAATAGCCCGGCAAGAGCTGGAGGCATTTGTGTCGGAGGCGTATAACTGCTGACCTGAGCCTGCGCAGTAATATCTCCGTTTTTGTTTTTCAGACTGACCATCGGCAGGAACGCCGGGCGCTTTTTGTTGCGCTCCGCCCAATGAGTGGCGAGAGGACCAGGAATCATGTCAACATCAACTACAGGAATGCCATCACCGCCAGCCTGAGTAGCGTTATCTGCAATCATGGAAACCATCAGGTTCTCAAGACGCTGTGCATCCATCGCTTTTGCTGCGTGTCCTTCAATTCGCTCCTGATTATCAACAAATGAGCGACGCCCATATACCGGGATGAGAGGAATATGTTCGCCCGGAATACGCTTCGGTTCTTCCAGCCATTCAGCGCCAGACAGAAGACCGCAATAAACGCGGCGCTTCTTCACCGTTCGCTCGCCAATCAGTTCGAATGCACCATCGGTCAGTTCGTCGACAATATCTTTTATTTGCTCTTCATCATAGATTGCCGTTTCTCCGCTAACAGGGTTGCGCCACGCCGTGATCTTCACCTTCTCTATGCGAACTTCGTAGTAGCGTCCAACATAGATGGCATCTGGCGTTGACCAGTCATATTGAGTGCCAGTGTTATCACGAGAAAGGCTTGCCGCGGTGGAATCAGGGTATTCAGCCTCGAACGCTTTGGGCGTCATGGAGAACATTTCCATAGCCCACATAGCATCAGAGCGGTCATATTGCTTGCTGTCCTGATCAAAGAAGACGCATGTCGCTGGGTCGTAAACAGGAAGAAGGCTGATGCGTCGCTGCTCGTTACTCGGATCCATTTCATCTTCGTAATCGGCACACATGCGGAAACAACCGAATCCGCCCGTTACAGCATCATCAAATGCGTTATCACACGCTTCGCCACCGGATGTTTCCTGATAGTCAGCGCGGAATTTGCCGTTCATCTTTTCGGCTAACGCTTCCGATGCCTTATCGTCCTTAGGCCTGAATTTAACGCTGATGCGATTCTGTCGATACTCGCCAATGATGCGATCACATTCACGGGCAATCTTATTCAGTTCAAAGCGCGGGTAATGCTCAAACCTGCCTTCATCAAATGAGTAACCAGCGTTTGTGCTGCCTTCCCACTGTGCGCCGGACACCCGGACGAAACGTTGAGCCTCAATAATCTGCTCACGCATATCCTTCGTTGCTGACCAGGCATTATCAAAGTTGCACAGCACCTTGCGATGCCAGTCAGTCATCTTTCTATCATCAGCCATCATCCAACTCCGCAAGGTATGTTGTAGCTTGAGTAATCAATCTCTTTAGGATCTTTGATGTCTCGCATCTGTATTGCAAAACGCCTCATCATGTAGCCATAGCGAACAGCAGAAAGGATGTCGTCATTTAGCTTGACGATCTTCCCGTTCTCATCGCGGTGATACAGACGAAACTCTTCAAAGAATGGCTCGCAGGTGTTAAATACCTTGAAACGACCGTCGAGCATCATGTCGCGTATCTCTGCTATCCCGGGTTCGACCGCATTACCTCCATCAGGCCATGTTGCATGATCTGGCAACATGTCGAACCCAGCTTCGGCGTATTGTTCCTTGAGCTGAGCGCCGCCTCCCTTTTCGTGCTGATGCCCGTCATGAGGCCAAGCCGTAGGGGTGTTTTTGCTCCATGCTTTAACAGCACTCCATGCCTCTGTCGCCTTCTTCTGTTTGGCCTTCCAGACGCGAGAAAGATAAATCACGTCCTCGTCTTTATCCCACCAAAGCTGGATATGTGCCTGTGGGTGATCCCATCCGAAGTCCATTGCATTGATGACGTAGAAGTGATCAGGACACTCGAACGGCTGACACTTAATCGTCTCTTCCGGTATCTGGAAGATTCGACCGCTACCCATCGTAGGAATACCGCGAGCACGCGCCTCTCTCTCATGCTCGGGATAGGATGCGATGATTTGCTCTTTCTGTTCGTCTGTGTAGTGCTCAGCGTCATAGATGGTCATGTTGACCACTTTCTGCGACTTGCTGGGATTCTTCAGGAACTTGGTAACAACGTCAGACATCCCCATCAGCGGGGTAAACGTCAGAATTGAGAATTGCCCGTATTTGTTGGTACGGGTAAGACCTTCGCCATAAATGCTGTATGGTGGCTCTTCGTCAAACCACACGCCGTGGATTGTGTCACCCTGCCAGCGAGCGCGGCCTTGCGAGTATGGTTTGAAGTAGCAGATTGAAATGCCATCTTCAACGCCATCAGCCGTGTGATGCTTAACCAGAAGATGATCAACAAGGTTCGGAAAGAAAGGAGACTTCTTCCAGCTAATGATGTCTTCTTTAGGTATGGAACCGTAGCCTGGCTCATCATTCTCTTCGATACGACCACACAGGATGCGTTGAGTCGTTTTGGTTACAGTCTCGTTTGTCTCGCCGCCAATCCAGAAGACAACAGGCTCATAGAAACGCTTACCTTTCCACTCACCGCCATATTTACCATCAGCAGGATAGCCTTTTGTGCCCGGGTAACGCCCGGTAAGGTGAAACGCGACTTCAGCAGCACCAGTAAATGACTTACCAAGCTGGTTACCAGCCATAAAACATCGCTCTGGATAGTCATGCCCGGCGTCGATGAACTCACGCTGTTTGCTGTATGGCGTAAATTCATATAGCAGGTGTGTGTTACGGTAGTTCTCTTCTTCTTCGAGTAGCTCGAGCAATTCGATTTGCTCTTCGTCGCTCAAGTTATCAAGAATCGCGTCCAGTTCCACGGTTGAATAGCTCCTTGATACGAGAGCGCCGCTTATCGCGATCTCCCTTATCAGGTGTCACGTCTTCAACTTGCGACTGCTCTTTGAGGCCCAAATCACGGGCGATGATGTTAGCGTTGAGAAGGTCAGCGGCTGCGCCAGAGAATTTCTGGTCGTAGATGATGTCTTCCGCTCGTGATGTGACGTCAGAAAAACCTTCCATTGACCGGAAGGTTCCCCATGTTTGCCTGGTGATATCAAGGAAGGTACACAATCCTGAAATAGTCATGGCTCGCATCTTAGGGACATTAGCCTTAATTATTTCTCCCTGATATGAAAATACCTTACCCTCCCATAGCGGGTTATCATCAGCCCACTCGAAGTATTCACAACAAGCAGCCCACAGCGCCTCAGGCGATTCGAATTTAGGATTTCGCCCATGACTACTGCGGGCCTCCCAAAATCGGTTGCCCTTTGGTGCTGCCATATTGATTATTTCCCTTCTGCTTGCTTATCCCATTCATCGCGGAATTTGGATGGGTTGTCGAAACCTTGAGTTGCCATGTTTATGCTCCGGTAGTGAACAGGTCTAACGCTTCCTTCGATTTACGCACCGCTTCGATTGTGCGGGTCGTGATATCTGAATTAGCGCCGCCTGACTGGAAGTGAATTTTGAATAGCTCAAGCTTCAGCTCGTCAGTGCCAATGAACTGAAATGCTTCTTCTGCGGCTGCGTTCTGGTTCATGACCAGTTTGTAAATCTCTAGCTGGAATTTCTGTTCTTCAGTCATGGGAATAATCTCTGCCATTGTTGGCTCCGTTTATCCGTTAAAAGGGATATCAGTTAAGTTATCCCGTGTAGGGTATAAGCCATTGTCGAGACCACTCATTGAATGGTCTCTGCAATAACCGATGTCTTTCCATCAGTCCGCCACCACAAAGAATCTTTTTTGCCATAAGGCAGGAGGTTCATCTTTCAGTGGCTGTCAGTGTTATTTCCCCACTTTCTGGCTTGGGTTGTTTCGCTGTACTGCCGTAACTGGTTACCCAGAATAAATTCCGGTTTCATTATAAAGCCCACCCGTAGATAGGCTTTGTAATGCCTACATGGTTAAATGATTTGCCAGTCTTCAGCCATCAGGTCGCCAATGGATGGAACCCATGTAGCAAGGCGGTTCTGTGAGTTTTTCAATACAAGCGTGTCATTGAAAGTTGACTCGCCAACATATTCGCCAAAGCCATAACCCAACGCAGACGCTAATTTTTCCCCTTTCACGAGATAAACAAACTGGTCTTTCCCATTCCATCCTGCCCGCTGCAAACTTTTGCCCTGTTTTAACGCTTCCATGGCAAGGCCGAAACTTAGTCCTGATACCGGACGATAAGCCTTTTCGAATACTTCTTTTGGACTCCAGCTAACGTAGCCATCAAAGCGATCGGTGTTAGGTTTTCCGCCATCCAGATATTCAACCAGATAGCCTTCGTCCTCGCCGTTTTCTCCGGCAGGAAGCTGCCAGCCACGAAAATCGTTATATGCCTGTCTCGTCATCGGAAAGGCGTTAATCAGTTTTACGCCAATATGCTGGGTCATAAAATTACCTATGCAGTTGGGAATAAAAAGCCCCGCAAATGCGAGGCTAAATCCTGGTATTTGTAATGAACTGGCTCTTATCTCAACGCAGCCCCTTACCGCGCGCCAGATGCTCAATATCAAGCATCAGCAATGAGATGTTTAATCTGGATTCACTCCAGAAGTGATCATCACCCTGTCTACAGAGCCAGATGTGAAGGATGATGAGTAAAATTATCGCTATCATCGAAGGCATTGCGTCCTGATGTACTCCTGCAGGTAGTTAACCTGCGCGGTTATCCTGTCGATTCCACTTCGGAGACGGTAATAATTGAGTTCAGCATCTGCTGTAAGTCTTGGGCTTTCTCCATCGCCCATGCTGCTGGCTCCGGTCGTTGACTTTGCACAGATGGCGGCGACTTGCAGGCGCTTACGACCAGCAGAAACATCAGCACGGAGACTTTCGATAGTCGCGTTAGCATCAGCAAGCTCCTTTGTGTATCTGGCGTCAAGTTCTGCTACATCACGTTGACGCTTCTGCATGTCAGCGATTGTGGATGTGGCCTTATCGCGCTGCTCTTTATAGGCGATGGCGTTATCACGGTAATGATTAACAGCCCATGACAGGCAGACGATGATGCAGATAATCAGAGCGGAGATAATCGCGGTTACTCTGCTCATGCCTCAATCTCTCTTACCGTTCCGCCAGCTTCTTTGAATTTTGCAATCAGGCTGTCAGCCTTATGCTCGAACTGACCATAACCAGCGCCAGGCAGTGAAGCCCAGATATTGCTGCAACGGTCGATTGCCTGACGGATATCACCGCGATCAATCATGGGTAAAGCACCACGTTCTTTAATCTGCTGCAATGCCACAGCATCCTGGCTTTTGGGAGAGAAGTCTTTCAGGCCAAGCTGCTTGCGGTAGGCATCCCACCAACGGGAAAGAAGCTGGTAACGTCCTGCTGCTGTTGATTTGAGTTTGGGGTTTAGCGTGACAAGTTTGCGAGGGTGATCGGAGTAATCAGTGAATAGCTCTCCGCCAACAATGACGTCATAACCATGATTCCTGGTTTTCTGACGTCCGTTATCAGTTCCCTCTGACCACGCCAGCATATCGAGGAACGCCTTACGTTGATTATTGATTTCCACCATCTTCTACTCCGGCTTTTTTAGCAGCGAAGCGTTTGATAAGCGAACCAATCGAGTCAGTACCGATGTAGCCGATGAACACGCTCGTTATATAAGCGAGATTGCTACTTAGTCCGGCGAAGTCGAGAAGGTCACGAATGAACCAGGCGATAATGGCGCACATCGTTGCGTCGATTACTGTTTTTGTAAACGCACCGCCATTATATCTGCCGCGAAGGTACGCCATTGCAAACGCAAGGATTGCCCCGATGCCTTGTTCCTTTGCCGCGAGAATGGCGGCTAACAGGTCATGTTTTTCTGGCATCTTCATGTCTTACCCCCAATAAGGGGATTTGCTCTATTTAATTAGGAATAAGGTCGATTACTGATAGAACAAATCCAGGCTACTGTGTTTAGTAATCAGATTTGTTCGTGACCGATATGCACGGGCAAAACGGCAGGAGGTTGTTAGCGCGACCTCCTGTCACCCGCTTTCACGAAGATCATGTGTAGAAGGCCGCAGCGTAACTATCACTGATGAATTCAGGATAGCCAGTGGATACGGCTCAGTTTGGGTTGTGCTGTTGCTGGGCGGCGATGACGCCTGTACGCATTTGGTGATCCGGTTCTGCTTCCGGTATTCGCTTAATTCAGCACAACGGAAAGAGCACTCAATGCATTTAAACCAAGCCCCATAAAGGAGAATGCTCTTACCTGTTGCACAGATATAAAAAATCCCGAAACCGTTATGCAGGCTCTAACTATTACCTGCGAACTGTTTCGGGATTGCATTTTGCAGACCTCTCAGCCTGCGATGGTTGGAGTTCCAGACGATACGTCGAAGTGACCAACTAGGCGGAATCGGTAGTAAGCGCCGCCTCTTTTTATCTCACTACCACAACGAGCGAATTAACCCATCGTTGGGTCAAATTTACCCAACTTTATTCAAAAAGTCAATATCATGCCGTTAATATGTTGCCATCCGTGGCAATCATGCTGCTAACGTGTGACCGCATTCAAAATGTTGTCTGCGATTGACTCTTCTTTGTGGCATTGCACCACCAGAGCGTCATACAGCGGCTTAACAGTGCGTGACCAGGTGGGTTGGGTAAGATTTGGGATTAGCATCGTCACAGCGCGATATGCGGCGCTTGCTGGCATCCTTGAATAGCCGACACCTTTGCATCTTCCGCATTCTTTCTCAACAACTCTCCCCCACTGCTCTGTTTTTGCTATATCAACCGCACGGCCTGTACCGTGACAATCTCTGCATCTTGCGCCAGGCGTCGCGGCACTACGGCAATAATCCGCATAAGCGAATGTTGCGAGCACTTGCAGTACCTTTGCCTTAGTATTTCCTTCGAGCTTTGCCACACCACGGTATTTCCCCGATACCTTGTGTGCAAATTGCATCAGATAGTTGATAGCCTTTTGTTTGTCGTTCTGGCTGAGTTCGTGCTTACCACAGAATGCAGCCATTCCGAATCCGGCTTGTGATTGCGCCATCCCCATAGCAGCCATCACATCAGTACCGGAAAGAGAGTCAGAAGCCGTGGCCCGTGGTGAGTCACTCATCATCGGGCTTTTTGGCGAATGAAATTTAGCCACGCTTTCGAGTCTCATGCGCCTTCTCCCTGTACCTGAATCAATGTGAGATTTCCGCAGAACACTGCCCCAGTATCGATATACATCTGGTTGGCAAATTTGAGTGGTTTCACTGCTGGCGTATGACCAAAGATGAACGTGTCCGCGCCTTTGATTTCTTTCACGATCCCGTCTTGTGAGTTGCTGATTCGTTCGCGGTTCCAGATTACCTGCTGATGATCAACTGGCTTTCCAAACTCGTATTCGTCACAAGGATAATCGGCGTGGCAGATGACATATTTTTTATCTTTGCTCACCAGTTCGATGATTAACGGAAGTTCATCTGCTTTATGGGCAAGAGCTTTAGCCAGAATTTCTTTGTCGTAATCGAGATTAAAGAACCAGCCACCGCCATTAAGCATCCAGTGATTGACGTTTCCTCGCTCTGATAAGCCATCAATCATCATTTGCTCATGGTTTCCACGTACAGCTCTGAACCAGGGGAATGTGATTAATTCCAGGCATTCGACGTTCTCTGTACCGCGATCGACCAAATCGCCAACCGAGATAAGCAGGTCTTTTTTGGTGTCGAATCCTATCGTCTCCAGTTTTTTCATCAGGTTCGTGTAGCATCCGTGCAGATCGCCAACTACCCAAATATTTCGGTATTTGCTGCCATCAATTCTTTCGTAATAGCGCATCTCTTTCACTCCATCCGCGATGAACCATAAGAACGTCGTTGACGATGGCGTGCATTTTCCCGTCTTTATCATCAACGTATTTTCTGACCGTACAGCGACTACATTTCAGTCTGCGTGCTACTTCTGTCTGGTTTCCGTATGCTTCAACGAGCATGTCTGGAATGGTTTTTACTGAGAACGTCATGCGGCCTCACTTCTGCTATTTCGCAGGTCTTTGAGTTTCTGTTGGTACTCTGCCTTGATCGCCTTGCACTCTTCGACAGTCCAGCGATGGCGGTTATGGTTTGATTCGATTTCGTCTACTGCTTCCTGCCCGATACGGCTAATCAGTTCGACGCGATACGGAACGAGATTTCCGCTTTTGTGCTGGTTGCACACCACGCATTGCTTGTGAATATTGCGTTCATCAAATCGGAGTTGAGGTGCCGCAGCAGTTGTCCGGTAATGTCCGGCATCCCACTGAGCAGACGTGATCGTTCCGCATGAGATACATGGTAAGTCGCGGTCTCTTTCTCTGATGAAGGCGTTTACGGCTTGTTGGACTTGTTTAATCCAGTAACTGCGGGGCTTTAAGGCGAGTTTTCGAATCTTAAGTTTATCTTTCTGTTTCTGCTCCTCTCGTCGTCGTTTCTTCTCTGCTGCTTTTTCCGCTTTTTCGCGTTCTTTGCTTCGTCGTTCGAGTGCTATCTTTGTTCCACACTCTGGAGAGCACCACCACTGATTAGCGAATGCAGGGTGAAACCATTCCCGACATTCTTCGTTTTTACATCGTCTTCGCGCTGGTTTAGCCATCATCTTCTTCCTCGTACATTGAGCTATTCGGATCACTCATAAGTTCTGCGCAACAGTGCTCACACACGTGAACTTCCAGTACATGCAGCTTCTGACCGCAGTTAGCACACGTTAAAGCTCGCTCGACGCTTTCTTTCTGGTATTGAAGGGATTGGGATGGGCTAAGCATTATTGGCGTCCTGCATCATGAGAAAGACAATCATGGCGGCGCGGAGAACATTTTCATGCTCATGCTCCCAAATAGGGTTGGCAGAAGCACCGTGCAAACCGCTTTCGTTCCAGTCCCAGAGAATGTTAACTCTGTTATCATCAATAATCGGCCATGCGTCTGCTGGGTTTGCGCATGGGTTAAAGGATCCGCGCTCAACTTCTACTTCAACTGCGTCTCCGTTTACAATGTCTCCCTCAAATGAGATAAACACCATCGCGCCATTCTCACCTTCTTTGTAATCCGGTGATCCGTTATGAATGGCTTCGAATACCGCCACGTTAATTTCAAAATCACTTAACTGTGAATAATCCATTGTCATTTCCTCGCACGATTTCTTAGCCACCGGATATCCCACAGGTGAGCCGTGTAGTTGAAGGTTTTTACGTCAGATTCTTTTGGGATTGGCTTGCGTTTATTTCTGGAGCGTTTCGTTGGAAGGTATTTGCAGTTTTCGCAGATGATGTCGGTGAAACTTCGTCGCTGTCGCCTCATGCCGCCCTCCTGACGCCCTGCCCGATCGCCATCAATGCCGCTTTGGATACGGTAGTAAACATCCGTCGAGGACTGATGAACGGTCGCCAAATCAGCAGCATGGAGCCTTTGCTGTTTCCCTTCTTCTCCAGCCATGTCGATGGTTCGATAAAATTAATCCGTCCATCAGTGATAATGCGAACTTCGTCGACACTCTCCAGAGCCTTGCTGAACCATCCGACTGACATATCCTCTGGCACAAGCATAACTACCGTCTGTCGCTGTTGTATGCACTGCTCAGCGGCTTTTTCCACCCACGGCCTGATATTGCTGTACGGTGGGTTATTCCAGATTGCACCGTGGCTTACCCACTCAGAATTGAGCGCGTCGTCGGCCTCAGTTAGCCAGTGAGCACACAGAGCATTTTTGTCGCTCGCTGCCGAATCCAGCCAGAATCCAAACTCAATATCCAGTGCATCAAAAAGCCAAAGCGGCGTTTGCCAGCAGTCCTTGTCGTGTGCTGGCGTATTTGATTTGATAGTCATGCAGCCCGATCTCCCCATCGCGCTTTCCACTCCAGAGCCAGTCGCGCTTCGTCTGACCACTTAACGCCACGCTCTGTACCGAATGCCTGTATAAGCTCTAATAACTCCGCAAATTCGCTTACACGCATCCTGCTGGTTGACTGGCCTATTACCACAAAGCCATTCCCGGCAAGGTTAGGAACAACGTCCTGCTGCTTTAATGCTGCGGTAAACACACACTTCCAGCTTTCTGCATCCAGCCGGCGACCATGCCATTCAACCTGACGCGAAACGTCACCAAGGCAAGCCCAAAGCTTCCGATTTTGGTCTAAGCTGCGGTTGTGCTCCTGAATGGTTACTACTATTGGTTTGGTTGGGTCTGGAAGGATTTGCTGTACTGCGTGAATAGCGTTTTGCTGATGTGCTGGAGATCGAATTTCAAAGGTTAGTTTTTTCATGACTTCCCTCTCTAACAGATTTCAGGTTATTCCACTCCGTTACCGCACTGCGATAATTCGCGGCCGCCACAGCGGCGTGGTTAGCGCAGTAGATTTGGCACCCGTTCTCCATGTCTAATATTGTCGGTGATTTTCCGCATTTACATTTTTTGGCACGCGGTGCGTCTGAACACATTCCGTTAACGGTGTTCATCAGGATCCCCCTCGTTCTTAATCCAATAAAAAAGGGCTACTGTGTAAATAGCCCCTATTATTAGCTCAGTGATGTAGATGGTCATACGTCCGCCCCTTGTGCATATCGTCTGCCACGCGCAGCAGGCGCATTTGATGCTGTGCAAATCTGTCTGGCTTCATCCTGGTCACATGCAACAAAGTGTCCGTTGCAGAACCGCTGGTAAACCGTACCAAGTGAGCCAAAACGGTTTTTCGTCACGATGATTTCAGCAAATGGCGCGGCGCTACTGTTCTCGTCATATACCGCTTCCCGATAGAGCATGATGATTGAGTCTGCGTCCTGCTCAATGCTTCCTGAATCACGCAAATCTGCGTTTGTCGGGCGTTTGTTTGGTCGCTTCTCAACATCGCGCGAAAGCTGACTTAGGGAGATAACAGGCGTTTTCAAGTCTTTCGCCATCGCCTTCAGGCTTCCTGAGATGTGAGCAATTGCGAGGTCGTTGCGGTCTGCTTTCGGCTTCTCAATCAGGCCAAGATAATCCGCCATGATGAGTGAGAGGTTTGGATTTTCCTGTTTGTGCCGTTCTGCGATTGAGCGTATTTCTTCGACCGATAACCGCGAGGCATCGACTACCCATACATCCAAATCCGCTAGCTGACTCATGCCGTTAGCAACACGTGCCCAGCCCTCGTCATCCATCGATGCAGGATTTCGCAGTACGCTAACCGACATCCTCCCGGCGTTGGCAATGCTTCGCTCTGCAATCTGCAATGCGCTCATTTCCATTGAGAAAATCAATACCCCGCGCCGGACGTCAGAACCAGGAATAACGCGGCTTGCAACGCCTTCGGCAATCTTCAGCGCCAGTTCCGTATTGTGCGTAACGATGTAATCCGTTGTCACATAGAGATGGCTAGGATGGCTTACCATGATGCAGAGACACTCTTCTGGCTCAACAACTTCAACCGATTTGATACCCACACCAAGGTCGCCAAGCCTGTTAATCCCGAGATTTTTGCGTAAACGTGGTGAGTGAATTTGCTCTATCAAAGATGATGGCAACTTCATGCTGACCATGTGTGCATCAAGTCCGTCGTGCTTCTCTCCTTTGTACGTGTAAACTATTCCCGTCCTGCTGGATTCTTTGGCGGTTCCACCTAAAGATCTAACAAGCCTTACTAATCCTTTAGCTAATTTCTGACTGGATGAACTAAAGCGGATGCATCCGGACTTCTCAACCCAGCCATCTGTCTCGAGAAGGCCAGTTAAAACACCGGTACGTATTTCTTTGCTAGCACTAAAAATTTCTGCTGGGATTTCCTTCTCGGACGCACCTTTCCCGATCACCCCAATGCCACGTAGTTTGTCCAATAGTGGGTTCTTCTGGCCTTTTTGGTTGCTTATCAAATAATCATTCTCTCCTACCTTAACCAGTCGCAATGGTGCAATTGCATCACTCATGCGGCTCAGGACATATTCTTCCGAGTTGGTGAATTTGATGCCTTTTATCAACGAACCGTCACCAAGTAGAGCCCCAATAACCCAACCATCAAGGGGAATATTTTTACCAAAGTCTCCGGTCAAGGATGGCACTCTTATTCTTCCCTGATAACGTGTTTTTTGTAGCATCCCAGCCAGCGCATCAGTATCAACAACGCGTTTACCAGTAAATCTTGATGATGAAATTTCCCATAAGTGGTTGTCGGCACATTTCACGCTACGTCCGTCTTCAAAGGTGACTAAATATGTGAATTTCTTCCCTTGTGGGAAGACGCCAATTACCTCCGAAGGAAGCCCGTCTATTGACGCGATGCGATCGCCAATTTTGACTTCTCCGTGAGTAGTCCAGGTGCCATCTGCAAGTAAAATCCCTTCGCTTAGCGCCATTGCTTTCCCCATACCAGGACGAGCAGCGATTATCACCAGGTCTTCCGCGTTCATCCCTCCGGTGATGGCATCAAGTTCTTCGATTCCGGTCTTCAGGGTATCGGACTCTTCTCCGTTCCTCAGACGCCTGTCAAGCGTGTCAGTGTAGTCAGTAATGATTTCCCCTAACCGTACAGGTTTTACCTCGTCACGGGGCTTTCTGATAGCTGAGAGACGTTTTACAAGTTCATCCATCGCCTGACTCGATGCGTCGATGGTTCCGCTCTGAATTGGTTCACGCATTTCATCCATGATTTCCAGCACCAGACGGCGGTGATAGTTATCCGCGACCATTCCGGCATATCCCTTCAGGTTTGCGGCACTCGGGCAGTTTTTGCTGGTCATCAGGATTGACGTGAAATGCTCCTCTCCGCACGCCTCGGCAACCATCAGCGCATCGATTAGGTTTCTGTTTCTCGCCTGCTTGCGGATAACCTCGAAGGCTTTCCGGTAGAGCGGAATTGAAAACGCTTCCGGCTCCAGCGTTGCCAGAACGTCGCTGGCGGTTGGTGTTAATCCACCAATCAGCAGGCCACCGATAACGCTCGCTTCGATATCCTGTCTCATGCAATCCCCCTGTCTGCAAACTTCCCTTCCCGTACTCCCGTTAACGAATCTTCCCTCAGCAGGTAATCAAAATCAGCTGTCCAGCCCGTGTCGTTGTCTCCGAAGTAAAACGGCTTGGCCTGATGCACAAACGCCCTGACATACGCTCTGAAACCGTCCACGTTTGGCGTTTTCAGTTGCGGGATGATTTTCTTCAGGCGGCGTTTGCGTTTCTCGTTGACCGCAACAGCGTGTGGCAGTCTGTCACCGACTTCGGTGTTGTAGGCGTTCAGGAAGGATTCGTAGTCGATTCGTTCTGCCTTGCGACGTTCAGGTTTAACCTGCCCATCGCCACCCCCGTTAGGGGGTAAGGGGGTATTTGTATTTATTGTCTTTTGTATATTGTCTTTTGTGTTTAGCTGACTTGGCTTATACCCATTAGCCGACTTGGCTAATGTTTTATTAGCTGTTTTAGCTAATGTTAAGCTGTCCTGGCTAATCCACTGAGAAACCACCTTGTTCACTCCGATTTTCACGCCATCAGCAATGAGGAATTTACGCTCGATAAGCTGGCGCTTGGCAGCGCAAACATGAGTGTGATGAATACCTGTCATGGCTGCTATCTGCGTGTTTGTGAGTCGATCCATCGGCTTATTGAATCCGTATGTCTTGCGCATGATAGCGAGCATCACCTTCAACTGCCGGACGGTTAAATCAGCCATCAGCAGACTGTCGGTAATCTCGTTAGCAACGCGCATGAAACCATCTTCGGTATCTGCCACGCGATGCTCCACGACCTCAAGTTGAGGCCTGTAATCAGCTAACTTAACGACGCCCATGTTTCACTCCTGCTTTGGCTAGTCTGTAAACACCAACAAGGCGCTCTGCGAACGCCCTGTTATTTGCTGCGGCTACCACTAATCCCTCGGGTGAATCAGGGTGTCGAATATCTTCTTTTTCCTGGTATTTCTTACGACGTTTTGTCATAATTACTCCTGTGGATTGATCCAGTCTTTCTACATCAGGCCTCGAAGAATTCGCCGTTCTTCGGGGCTTTTTCTTTTGTCAGCATTCTGGCTACTTTCTTAGCCAGTTCCGCCAACTCCTCGTCTTCAACACCCCATTCAAGAACAGCCAGAAGCATTCCCATTTTTGGGATGAAGCTGTCTTTCCATCGCGAAATTTGCGATTCATTAATCCCTAACGCGTCGGCAACCTTTCGCTGACCACGTACAGCAATTCGATTCAGGATGTTGCTTGTAATTGCATTCGCTTTCTTGCGAGTACTTGTAAGTTGCATATGTAAGTATTTCCTTAACTAATAAGAAGTTATGCGCATCAACTTATGCGCGTTGTATTCCCGCATTTCGGCGGGAATGAGGACCATGACTGTTAAAGAGCAATTTGCTTATGCCGCTTTGCGGTAAGCGCTTTCTTGATACTTCAGGGCGCCAGCTGTAACGACTTCCAGTCGATAGGCGTCTTTCTCTGGGATGACTTCCTTCCACTGAGAGACTGCTGAATCGCTAATGCCTAACGCTTTAGCTACAGCACGCTGGGTTCCGAAGTGGTCGATAACATCTTTCTTGTACATAGACTCGCTCCGAAATTAAAGAACACTTAAATTATCCACTAAAGGAATCTTAAGTCAAGTTTATTTAAGATGTCTTAACTATGAAAACTCAATTGATGGGAGAGCGCATTCGCGCTCGGAGAAAAGAACTCAAGATCAGGCAGGCCGCACTTGGAAAGATGGTCGGCGTGTCTAATGTTGCCATATCTCAGTGGGAACGCTCTGAGACAGAGCCAAATGGAGAGAATCTTCTCGCCCTGGCTAATGCGTTGAAGTGTTCCCCTGACTATCTGATGAAAGGAGAGGAAAGTCTTTCAAACATTGCCTATCACAGTAGGCATGATCCAAGAGGGTCATACCCTCTGATTAGCTGGGTGAGCGCAGGATGCTGGATGGAAGCTGTAGAACCATATCATAAGCGTGCAATAGATAACTGGTACGATACAACCGTAGACTGTTCAGAAGATTCGTTTTGGTTGGACGTGAAGGGAGACTCAATGACGGCTCCGGCCGGTCTCAGTATCCCTGAAGGAATGATAATACTCGTCGATCCTGAAGTAGAGCCGCGTAACGGGAAACTGGTAGTTGCAAAGCTCGAAGGAGAAAACGAGGCAACTTTCAAGAAGTTAGTTATTGATGCAGGCAGGAAGTTTCTAAAACCACTTAACCCACAATATCCGATGATCGAGATCAACGGAAACTGCAAAATCATCGGCGTAGTTGTCGATGCAAAACTAGCAAACCTTCCATAAGGGGGCATTCGCCCCTTTTTTTTATTTCCTTTAAAAATCAAAGCCAAACTTAAGTTACGAAAGAAAATTTAAGTTTTCTTCAAAAATACTCTTGACCATTAATTAAAGAGATCTTAAATTTAAGCCATCAGCAGGACGCTGGTAGCCAAACGGAACAGATTGGCAGGCTCTTTAACATTGATGGGATTGTCCCGCCGAAATGCGGGAACCAAAGAGTAGTTGGCTTTGGGATTGGATGAATGCGCAGGCTGATGCGCGCAGGAGAGCTTCGGGAGAACAAGGTGCCTGTAAATAAGCCGGAGTTCAGCACCGGCCATCCAATCGCCAAAGTCAATCATCGGAGGTCAACATGACAGTAGTCATTACATATCTGGCTGACGATAACGCCAGAAATCGCCGCAGAGCACGCAGACAGGCTCAACGTGAACAGGCAATGCAAGAGCAGCGATTGGCACGAAAAATTGCGCTAAAGCTCTCTGGTTGCGTCAGGGCAGATAAAGCAGCATCACTCGGAAGCCTTCGCTGCAAGAAGGTAGAAGAAGTCGAGAGTAAACAGAATCGTATTTACTACCGCAAGCCACGCAGTGAAATGGGTGTGACTTGTGTTGGTCGCCAGAAAATGAAATTAGGCAGCAAACCACTTATTTGAGGTGAGATATGGAAGAAGAATTTGAAGAGTTCGAAGAGCATCCTCAGGATGTGATGGAACAATACCAGGACTATCCGTATGACTACGACTATTGATACAAATCAATGGTGTGGACAATTCAAGCGATGCAATGGGTGCAAGCTGCAATCGGAATGCATGGTTAAGCCTGAAGAAATGTTTCCTGTAATGGAAGATGGGAAATATGTCGATAAATGGGCAATACGAACGACGGCAATGATTGCCAGAGAACTTGGTAAACAGAACAACAAGGCTGCCTGATGGTGGCCTTTATTTTTGACATAAACAACAGAGGTGAACATGGAATTTAAAGGTACTGAAGGTAAGTGGGAAATAATGATGGATGGCGATGAGATTAAAATCATCCAGGCAGACTCACTTGAAAATGGCGCAGGCTGGCGTTCGTATATTGCAATCTGTGAGGAAGTTCAATGCATTGAAGATGCCAATCTAATAGTGGCAGCACCTGACCTTTTAAATGCCCTGAAAGCGATGCTAAACAAGGCATACAAGCAAAACTGGAATGACCATTATCCTGATGAAGTATCGAAAGCACAGTCAGCAATTAGCAAAGCTCTTGGAGATGAGTAATGAAAGTAAAAATAACTGCTTCTAATACCAGTTTTGTTAGTGTTGGTGATATTACAAAAATAATAACAAACCATGATGGAACACAAGTTATGTGGTCTGATTTCTGTAAAAGATATGAGCGAGTTAGTTGGTGTAAACTCGTATGGGGCGTCGAATACGAAGAATTACCTGAAATGCATGACGAATAAGCACTGTGTATTCATTCCAACGAGTGAATACACGGAGCAATGTCGCTCGTAACTAAACAGGAGCCGACTTGTTCTGATTATTGGAAATCTTCTTTGCCCTCCAGTGTGAGGGCAGTTTTTTTGACGGAGGATATATGAGTGAAGTAACAGATTTAGTTGTTATTGAAAAAGCAAATGCAATGACTGTATTTCAGTCTGCCGACCAGATTGAAGAAATCCTTCAAAAGGTTGAACGTGAAGTTATGTCCTTTGTGCCTGATATCACAACGGCAAAGGGCAGAAAGGAGATCGCTTCTCTGGCGTATAAAGTTGCGCAGACGAAAACATATCTCGATGGTCTTGGCAAAGACCTTGTTGCTGAACTGAAGGAAATTCCAAAGCTAATTGATGCCAACCGCAAGACAGTGCGTGATCGCCTTGATGAACTGAAAGCCAAGGCGCGCCAGCCTCTTACTGATTATGAGGAAGAACAGGCGCGGATTAAAGCCGAAGAAGAAGCTAAGGCAGCAGCTGAAGCTCTCGCAAAGCAAATTGAGTCTGACCATGAAATAGCGATTTTGATGGATCGCGAATTTGACCGCCAAAGAGAAGAGGCAAGACTCAAAGCGGAGCAGGAAAAGCGAGAGCATGAAGAACGCTTAAAAAGAGAAGCTGAAGAGAGAGCCAGAGCAGAAGCCGAAGCAAAGGCAAAAGCCGAAATTGAAGCAGCAGCAAGGCGAGAAGCAGAAGCAAAGGCCGCAGCGGAACGTGCAGAGCGTGAACGCATTGAAGCCGAGCAACGAGCACAGCGCGAAGCAAAAGAGGCAGCAGAACGAGCTGAAAGAGAAAAGCAGGCGGCAATTGAAGCAGAACGCCGAAAAGCACAGGAAGAGGCTGAACGAATCCGGCGCGAGGCTGAAGCAAAAGAGCAAGCCAGAATAGCAGAAGAAAAAAGAATCAAGGACGAAGAAGAGCGTAGAGCAAAGGATAAAGCTCACCGGAAAGAAGTAAATAACAAAATACTTGCTGACCTTATCAAGGTTGGCGCATCAGAAGATGTTGCTAAAAATATCATAACAGCCATCGTAAAAGGCGAAGTATTCGCAACAAAAATAACCTACTAATAAAACCAACATAAGGAACCACCCATGATTTACGCAATCGCGGGAGGCGCTCGCATGGGTGCCTTCCAATTAAATGAATCTTTACTTGAACGAATCACCCGTAAATTACGTGACGGATGGAAACGACTCATCGACGTACTTAATCAGCCAGGAGTTCCAAAAAATGGATAAAACACTTATGGCTATTCAGACTAAATTCACTATCGCCACTTTTATTGGCGATGAAAAGATGTTTCGTGAGGCCGTCGAAGCCTACAGAAAATGGAGGTCTAAATGATTCCGGTAGAGCTGGCGAAAACTCCAGAGTTAAGTCGATTAAAAAGAGAATATCACATTGCTGAGGCTCGTTACTGGCGTAAAGCGGGAGATAAATCAAAGAAACAACTTTGTTTATGGCAAGCACAAAGAGAGCGCATGAATGAGCGCGAATTTCTTTCCTCCCCATCCGAATTACCATTCTGAGGTGAATTATGGATTTGAACAAATTCGATGAGCCATTCAGCCCTGAAGATATCGAATGGCGAATACAGCAAAGCGGTAAAACACGCGATGGCAAGGTGTGGGCTATGGTGCTGGCTTATGTCACGAACCGGGCAATCATGAAACGCCTGGACGATGTTTGCGGCAAAGCAGGATGGCGCAATGAATACCGCGATATTCCCAACAACGGCGGCGTTGAATGCGGCATATCAATCAGGATTGATTCCGAATGGGTAACCAAATGGGATGCTGCTGAAAACACGCAGGTAGAAGCCGTCAAAGGTGGTCGTTCAGGTGCAATGAAGCGTGCTGCCGTTCAGTGGGGAATCGGTCGGTATCTGTATAACCTTGAGGAAGGTTTCGCACAAACATCTCTTGATAAAAAGCATGGGTGGCACAGGGCAAAACTGAAGGATGGAACAGGATTTTACTGGCTCCCTCCATCGCTGCCGGTATGGGCAATCCCAGCATCAGATAACAAACCATCACCAGAAAATACCAACCAGAAATCTCCATCGGTTGACTGCGAACAAATCCTGAAAGACTTCAGCGATTATGCGTCAACAGAAACTGACAAGAAAAAACTCATCGAGCGTTATCAGCGTGACTGGCAATTAATGGCTGGCAACGAGGAGGCGCAGGCTAAATGCGTTCAGGTAATGAACATCAGAGTTAACGAACTAAAACAGGCGGCATAAATGGCAAGCAGAGGCGTAAATAAGGTGATCATTATTGGTCGCCTTGGGCATGATCCAGAAATCAGATATTCACCATCAGGAACGGCATTTGCAAACCTTACAGTTGCTACGTCAGAACAATGGCGTGATAAGCAAACTGGAGAGCAAAAGGAGCAGACGGAGTGGCACCGCGTGGTAATGAGCGGAAAACTGGCAGAAATTGCCGGCGAATATCTGCGAAAAGGCTCTGAGGTTTATCTTGAAGGAAAATTGCGGACAAGAAAATGGCAGGATCAAAGCGGACAGGAGCGGTTCACTACCGAAGTCATCGTGGGCGTTGGTGGAACCATGCAAATGCTTGGTGGCAAGCAAGGAGGCAATGAACAGTCTTCACCTCAGCGAAATAACGGTCAGCAACAAAGGCAGCAACCTCAGCAGCAGGGAAATCACAGCGAACCACCTATGAACTTCGACGATTCGGATATTCCGTTCTAGGAGCTGAATATGAAAATCTGCTCAAGATGCCATCAACAGAAGGAAGAAAGGGACTTTCAAATCAGAAGAGCATCCAGAGATGGATTAACTGCCGCTTGCCGGGCTTGCCTGGCTGAATACGACAAAGAGCGCGCGGGATTGCCACATCGAGTATCAGCAAGGAGAGAATATCAATCATCGGAACGCGGCAGAGAACGGTGTAACGCAGCCAAAAAGCGGTTCATTCAGAGCAACCCATGGAAAAGAAAAGCCCACATCATTGTGGGTAATTTTTTGCGCGACGGTAAGCTAATCCGACCACCACAATGTGAGTGCTGCGGATCAGAATGTAAACCACAGGCGCACCACTGCGATTACAGTAAACCTCTTGAAGTGATGTGGCTATGCAAAGCATGTCATGTTGAATGGCACAAGCACAACAAGCCAATATATCCAGACGAGGAACCAGTAACTCTCCCCTTCCCTCGTCACGCTATTCACGCAATTTAAGGACTTACATGAATCACTTGATGGTTGACCTTGAAACAATGGGCAACGGGCCATACGCGCCAGTTATTTCTATTGGGGCGGTGTTCTTTGACCCGAATACCGGAGAAACAGGAGAAGAGTTCTCGGTAAATATCTCGCTTGAGTCATCAATGCGATATCGGGCGCGTCCTGACGCTTCAACGATTTTATGGTGGATGGAACAGAGTGAAGAAGCCAGAAAATCGCTAACCAGCAACACTCAGGAGCTTTCAACGGCTCTTTCATGGTTATCTGAATTCATCATAAAGAACGCTAACCACAAATTCGTTCAGGTTTGGGGGAATGGAGCATCATTTGACTGCGTTATTCTCCGCAACAGTTATTCGCTGACAGGGCAGCCAGTTCCGTGGCAGTGGTGGAATGACCGCGACGTAAGAACAATCGTCGAGCTTGGAAAGGTAATAGGATTTGACCCTAAGCGAGATATGCCATTCAAAGGAACTCGCCACAACGCGCTTGATGATGCCATCCACCAAGCCAAATACGTTTCAGCAATCTGGAAAAAATTAGCTAAATAATCAACAGGAGAAAAACATGCCAGCGCCTCTGTATGGTGCGGATGACCCGCGCCGCTGTTCCGGCAATTCCATATCGGAGGTGCTGGATAAATTCAGAAAAAACTACGATCGGATAATGTCGCTACCGCAGGAAACGAAAGAGGAAAAGGAATTTCGCCACTGTATATGGCTTGCAGAGAAAGAAGAACACGAGCGAATTTACCAGACATCAATCCGACCATTCCGCAAAGCCACATATACCCACTTCCCTGAATATATCGACCCGCGCCTGCGTAATTACCGCTCACGCTATGGCGCTATCAGTAATGACTGAGGAATTTACCATGAGAGGACTTGCATACAATCCCGGCATTCTTCCGGCAGAAATGATTATTCGCCAACGCGTAAAGCCAATGCCATCGAGAGAGGAATTGCTTAAGAGAAAGAGTTTCGGTTCTGTTAATGACAACAAATATCTGAATGCGATGTGGCGCAAAGGAGGCAACCAGTGAGTAATTCAGCACGACTACAGCTTGGTTTTTCACCGCTATCAAAAACTATCATGCTGGCAAAAATGCGCGATGTTGAAGGTGGACGTATGCGCGTTGGCAATGATCCAGGTCGTGATGTTACCAATGAGGCTGCTCAATTGGTGTGGCGACTGGTCATGGCTGAAGGTGGTGAGATCGCGTGGGAGCTGGATGATGGTTCTCGCATGGTGTTGAAGGCAGAAAAGCAGGAGGCAACCAGTGAGCCAGATTGATTATCAGGCACTGCGTGCTAAGGCAGAAAAAGCAACGTGTGGCGAGTGGTCGCTCGAATATGGAGAGGGCCGATTTGATGGTGATGATGCGCTAATTCATCGCGAGGCTGCTGGATATATTCCCATTTGCAGAATTGAAGGAGCGCATCCAGAAAGCGGTTTCGATGAAGATTTCCAAATGGAACAGCAGGCCAATGCTGAATTCATCGCCGCAGCCAATCCGGCTACCGTCTTGGCGCTGCTGGATGAGCTGGAAAGAAAACAGCAATACATCAAACGCCGTGACCAGGAGAACGAGGATATTGCTCTTACGGTTGGGAAGCTGAGAGTTGAGCTTGAGGAAGTAAAACAACACGCTGAAGAATTATCCGAAACCAAGGCTGTTCGTAACCAATGGCGACCAGATATTTGCCCAATAACCGGACGTGCATTTTTCATGTGGATTGAGCATCCAACATTGGGGAATGTGCCGACATATGGTGGCCCATTAGATAGTTACACCATTCCAACAAAGGACGGTGACGGTGAGTTTTCATGTGAGCGTTACGATCATGATTTTGGCGGTTGGGTAGAAAGCGAATGTCTTGGGTTATATCTGATTGATGATAGAGAACAATGCAGGGTCTACGAACTGGAGGAACACGTTAAGGAACTGGATGCTCGGGAAATATCGCTCCCGGAACGTAGCAGCATGCTTCATCGAACAGATTTTCACGATGATTACCAAACGGTAATGGCATACAAAGTTTCTGAAGTCATCGCTGCAATCCGCGCCGCAGGCATTCGCATCAAAGGAGAGTGATGATATGGCGTTAACACACCGCGAACTCTGTCAGATTGCGTACAAGTTCCTTAAGCGCAACGGGTTCAAGGTTTGCTTTCATGACCGCTTTGTTGCTGTAACCAGTACCGGAGAACAGCCAGATGCTATGGGATTCAGAAATTCAGCATCATGCCTGATAGAGGCGAAGTGTTCTCGTGCTGACTTGTTGGCAGATAGAAAAAAGCGTTTCCGTAAAAATCCCTCACTTGGCATGGGCGACTGGCGATTCTTTATTAGTGAGCCGGGAATTATTTCAGTTGAGGATTTACCTCCCGGCTGGGGATTACTTCACGTTATTAACGGAAGAGTACGGAAAGTACATGGGTGGCCCAATGGTAATTGCTGTTGGGGTAATCCTGACGATAAGCCATTTACTGGAAATAAGCAGGTTGAATGCGATTACATGTTATCTGCATTAAGGCGCATGGAGTTGAGAGGGCACCTTAATGAAATATATGACGGTGTAATTGTTAATAAGAAAGAAGGAAACGCGGCATGACCACTATTACCAATAAGAAACAGTATCCCAGCGAGCAATATCTTAATGAGCTGATCACCAACATAGAGTTTGCTGCAAGGGCACCAGTTGAAGTCGTGAGAGCGATGGCAGCAGAGCTACAGAAGCGGCGCGAAGCTGATAGTGCAGAACCTGCAAGTAATCATGAAGAGTTGCCGCTTGATTATCTCCAAGGTCAAAAAGATGGTCTTGAATGGGCTGCGCAGCTTGCAGAAGCAAATCACCCACAAACTGGCGACTGGCTTTACGATGACCCGCTGGAGCTGGCTAAAGCTATCAGAAAAGGTCCTGACATGCCCGAGTTCGCTGGACCCCATCCGGTAACTCCGGATGGTTGGATAAGCTGTAGTGAGCGAATGCCCCCTCAAGATGATTGGATTTTAATTTATTCAAAGCACGGCGAGTATATGGCAGGACAGGTACAAGGGGAATACGTGGAGTTGAGCGACGGCACTTTATCGTGGTTAGGGAACGCCTTGTACTGGATGCCGCTGCCAGAACCGCCGCAGGAGGCGAAATGATGGACTATTCACAGTTAAGTGATTTTGAAATTAACAGAATGGTAGGAGACATAATTTTTAAAGGCCTTTGGGCATGTAAACCGGAAACATCAGGGAATAACACCAACAAATGGTATTACGGAAATGCTGATACAACTTTTGAGCCATTAAACCCTTTACCTGACTACTGCAATAATCCATCGGATGCATGGCCTATTATTGTTGATAATAAAATCAGTCTAACCTGCCACCAATCTCGCGGTGAGTGGTCAGCTGTTTTTAATGCCGAGAACATTTGCTTTCATGCGAATAATCCACTCCGAGCCGCCATGATTGTATTTCTCATGATGCAGGAAAATCAGAATGGCTAAATCAGCAGCAGAGCGCAAAGCCGCTCAGAGAGCCAGACAAGCTGCATCTGGTGTGCGTAAGCTGGAGATTGTGCTTGATGCTCAGGAAATTGAAATGCTGGAGCGTAACTGTGCCACGCGTCGCCCCGGGCGTGCGCCTTACGAATTTGGTGAGTATATAGCGTTACTGATCCGCCAGGATGATGCACGCGTGCACGGGCGTATAAAATCGATCAGCAGAAAACGTTGCGGTAAGTGCGGCGAGAGAGTTCCTGTGAATTCATGCCCGTGTAATGGTGACTCGCAATGCTGGGTGACTAAAGGCTGGCATGAAACGAAATTAATAGTGTGACATGTCACGAGTAGATTATGCATGATGAATTTGATGGGTTTTGAATACTGCCGCCAACTATGGCGGCTTTATTTTGCATGGTACTATTACCACAACGGTAACTATTACCACGGTGGTTATGATGCCTGCTGAACCTAAAACCTATAAACGCAAATCAACGCAATTTAAGCCACTAACAGCAATGCAGGAGGCTTATTGCCAGTCATACATCAAAACGCCTGAAAACCAGACTCAGGCAGCGATTAACGCAGGATTCTCCCCAAATACAGCGGCAGTTAAAGCCAGTGTCATGATGCGCGATGAACGCATTCAAAAACGGATTGCCGAGCTGATGGAGGAGCGCAACAAACGAATGCGCGTCAGTGCTGATTACGTTCTCATGCGCCTGGTGGAGATCGACCAGATGGACGTGATTGATATCCTCAACGACGATGGGAGTCTTAAGCCAATCCGCGAGTGGCCGAAAATCTGGCGCACTACGCTTAGTGGCTTTGATCTGTCATCGACCATCATGAACATGAACGAGGATTCGATAGAGACAATCCTCAAAAAAATTAAATGGCCTGACAAGATGAAGAACCTCGAACTGATTGGTAAGCACGTCGACGTTAACGCGTTCAAAGAGCGCCTGGAGGTTTCCGGCACGGTCACCATCGCCGACCGCATGGCCGCCGCCCGGCGCCGCGTCATAGAGCAGGCTGGTGGTGAAGAATGACAGCCGCAGCCATGTCGCCGGAAGAGCAACTCGTCGAGGATATCGCCTCGTTCACGTATGACCCGCTGGGCTATGCGCTGTATGCGTTTCCGTGGGGCGAGGAAGGCACAGAGCTGGCGCACGCCACCGGTCCGCGTAAGTGGCAGGCAGACGCATTCCGCGAGATACGCGATCACCTGCAGAACCCGGCGACGCGTCACCAGCCGTTGATGCTGGCCCGCGCATCCGGCCACGGCATCGGCAAGTCAGCTTTCATCTCAATGCTGATTAACTGGGGCATGTCCACTTGCGAGGATTGTAAGGTCGTGGTGACCGCCAACACCGACAACCAGCTACGAACGAAGACCTGGCCGGAAATTATCAAGTGGTCGAACCTTGCTATCACGAAAGACTGGTTTACCTGTACCGCTACCGCGATGTACAGCAATGACCCTGGGCACGACAAGCGGTGGCGAGCTGACGCAATCCCCTGGTCTGAGCACAACACTGAGGCATTCGCCGGATTACACAATGAGCGCAAACGCATCATCGTGGTATTCGATGAAGCGTCGAACATTGCGGATCTGGTGTGGGAAGTTGCTGAGGGTGCGCTTACGGACGAAGACACTGAGATTATCTGGGTGGCGTTCGGAAACCCGACACGTAACACCGGGCGTTTCCGCGAATGTTTCCGCAAATATAAACACCGCTGGAAAACTGCACAGATTGACAGCCGGACGGTGGAAGGTACTAACAAGCAGCAATTACAGAAATGGGTTGATGACTACGGGGAAGACAGCGACTTCGTTAAAGTCCGTGTGCGCGGCATATTTCCTGATGCATCTGAATTGCAGTTTATCCCTACCGGTCTTACTGACGAGGCAATGAAACGGGTGGTAACTGCTGCGCAGGTGGCACATGCTCCGGTGATAATCGGCGTTGACCCGGCATACTCCGGCGTTGATGACGCTGTGATATACCTGCGGCAGGGGCTGCACAGTAAGGTGCTGTGGACTGGCAACAAGACCACTGACGATCTGATAATGGCGAAGCGTATCGCTGACTTTGAAGACCAGTACCAGGCTGACGCAGTGTTCATCGACTTCGGTTACGGAACCGGTCTGAAATCAATCGGTGACGGATGGGGTCGTACATGGCAACTTGTTCCGTTCGGTGGCGCGTCTACTGACCCGCAGATGCTCAACAAGCGTGGGGAGATGTTCAACTCATGCAAGACATGGCTGAGGCTGGGCGGCATGCTGGATGACCAGGAAACAGCGGACGACCTGTCTGCGGCAGAGTACAAAGTTCGAGTGGACGGTAAAATCGTTATCGAACCGAAGGAAGATATCAAGGAGCGGCTTGGGCGTTCGCCTGGTAAAGGCGATGCGCTACTGCTGACGTTTGCTTTCCCGGTGTCAAAGCGCCTGCGACTTCCCGGGCAGCAGAACCAGCAAGGCAAGGCCATCACAGATTACGATCCCTATGCTTAATCCGCTTGAGGGGATAATGTCGTTGATATCCTCTGATGAGGATAAAACAAAGCCAGCTCATAGGCTGGCTGTTTGTGATATGTCACGGTGTTATTGCTCGCTTAACTTCTGCTTCAGCAAGTAACCTTCAAGCATCCAGATTTTGTTTACAGCATTCTGTCGGGCAATCTTCCGACCAATTTCTGCATCAAAGTTTTCCGGGCTTGCACAGGCGCTCTCTCCGGTGACGGTGAAGCCGTTGCGCAGCACCAGGACGCAGAACGTCAGCAGAGAAAGTGATTCGTGCGGCTGGTAGTTTACCTCTCCGCCAGTATGTTTCGCTTTTATGGCTACGCCAAAGGCACCATCTTCTGCTGTGAAATATGCCTCCTGAGCAATAATGCTCTCGATATGGTCTGGCGTAACGCGCGGCGCGGCTAAACCTTTAGCCTGAATTTCAGATTCAATGTCTTTGTCACTCATAGTCTAATCTCACCTTAAAAATGCCCGGCGAACCGGGCGAACTGGAAGCAATGAGTTATGCCTTCCGTGGCTGTACGGGTTTACAGCATGAAGTCATCGCAATGGCGTCCTGCTGTAAAAAGGGCGGTGATAGTCCTTCAAGGGAAACCATCACCGCCAAGCCCCTGGAACTTCTGGCATCACGGTCCTTAGGCGTGATTCTGGCGTGGCATGCAGGATTCGAACCTGCGACCAACCGCTTAGAAGGCGGTTGCTCTGTCCGACTGAGCTAATGCCACAACGCTGAGAGCACTTAGCCTGTTAAGGCACCACACTTTGTCGCGGCTCCATAAATGCTCTCATCGTTGTACCCTCGTCTCTTCCGAGGCGTCACACCGAATCGCCGGGATGGTGAATCCCCGTGCGCGGCATAAAACCGCTCGACTTGCACATTCCGGCTACCTGGTTCGTTTGCCCGAGCAAGGGAGGGTGCCCCTTAAACGTATCCAGACCGCTATCGGCGCATGTGCCATACGCCGTACTGCTCAAAATAAAAGCTCACTCCACCTGTTCAATTTAACGACAAGCCAGTCAGGTTAATAACAGGAATGCACTCTATGCTTACCTGAAAGGTAATAATTCGTGCGTTAAATGTCAACTACCTACGATAAATAAATCATATGTGGTTAAATTGGTAATAATTTAATTGCGTACGGAGTCATTGATATGTGCATGGGTAGCTCACCATCAGTGCCTGCAACACCAGAAGTTCAGGCAGCACCACAGGAGCAGGATGCCGCCGTTGTTGATGCCCGCGACGAAGAAACTCGTCGCCGTCGCGCTGCTGCTGGTCGTAGTTCTACGCTGCTTACCGGTTCTCAGGGCGACACATCAACCGCTAATACCAGCGGTAAAACGCTGCTTGGTCAGTAACCGGAGTCATTGAAATGGCGGAAACAACTAAAGAGCGATTGAACAAACAGTTCGCACAACTTGAAAGCGAGCGTCAGTCGTTCGAGCCGCACTGGCGCGAGTTGAGTGATTACATCAACCCGCGTGGTTCCCGCTTTCTGACTTCTGAGGTCAACCGTAACGATCGACGCAATACACGCATTATTGATTCGACCGGGACTATGGCGGCGCGCACTCTCGCCAGCGGCATGATGTCAGGCATCACAAGCCCCGCGCGTCCGTGGTTTCGCCTGGCTACGCCAGATCCTGAAATGATGGATTATGGCCCTGTTAAGTTGTGGCTTGAGGCGGTGCAGAACCGCATGAACGATATGTTCAATAAGTCGAATCTCTATCAGTCGCTGCCGCAGTTATACGGAAGCCTCGGCACATACAGCACTGGTGCAATGGCAGTGCTGGAGGATGACGAGGACATCATTCGCACAATGCCATTCACGATAGGCAGTTACTACCTGGCTAACTCACCTCGTGGCAGTGTGGACACCTGTTTTCGCAAGTTCTCTATGACTGTTCGTCAGCTTGTTCAGGAGTTCGGGCTAAATAACGTCAGCGAATCCGTAAAAAGCATGTGGGAAAGCGGCACCTACGAGAAGTGGATTGAAGTGATGCATTCGGTTTACCCGAACATTGACCGCGATACATCGAAGCTGGATAGCAAGAACAAGCCATTCAAATCGGTTTATTACGAGGTTGGTGGCGATAACGACAAGTTGTTGCGTGAGTCCGGATTCGATGAGTTTCCAATTATGGCTCCGCGCTGGGAAGTTAACGGCGAAGATGTTTATGGATCATCATGCCCGGGCATGCTGGCGCTTGGACCTGTTAAGGCATTGCAGCTTCTCCAGAAGCGCAAGTCGCAGTTGATTGATAAAGCCACCAATCCGCCGATGGTTGCTCCGATTTCCCTCAAGAATCAGCGTGCCTCCCTTCTTCCTGGCGACATCACGTATATCGATCAGATTACTGGTCAGGATGGTTTCAGGCCTGCTTATCTGGTTAACCCCAGTACAGCAGATTTGGTGGCAGACATTCAGGACACTCGTCAAATCATTAACAGCGCCTACTTTGTCGATCTGTTCATGATGTTGCAGAACATCAATACCCGCTCGATGCCTGTTGAAGCGGTGATCGAAATGAAAGAAGAAAAACTTCTGATGTTGGGGCCGGTTCTGGAGCGTCTGAACGACGAATGTCTTAATCCTCTCATTGACCGCGCTTTCTCGATGATGGTGCGTAAAAACATGTTGCCGCCACCGCCTGACGCGATGGAAGGCATGCCCCTGAAGGTCGAATACATTTCCGTCATGGCTCAGGCGCAGAAGTCTATCGGCCTGTCCAGTCTGGCGTCCACGGTTAACTTCATTGGTCAACTTGCGCAAGCGAAACCAGAAGCTCTCGACAAACTCAACGTTGATCAGGCGATCGATGCATTCGCTGATATGTCCGGAGTGTCTCCAACCGTCATTGTTCCGCAGGAACAGGTTGAGCAGGCTCGCCAGCAACGGGCACAGCAACAACAGCAGCAACAAATGATGGCCATGGGGATGGCGGCGGCACAGGGTGCCAAGACGCTAAGCGAAGCTAAAACTTCGGATCCGAGTGTTTTGTCAGCTATGGCGAATGCAGTTAGTGGTCAGGGTGGGCAATCACAATGACAGATTACGAAGACGATCAACTGAAAGAAGAAAACGCCCGTAAGCAACGTGACATGGCACAGCGTGAAATTGATGACATTCGCTTTGTCATGAGCAGTGAACAGGGGCGTCGCGTTGTCTGGTCTGTGCTGGAGAAAGGCCGTGTGTTTTCCGCTATCTCTCCGATGGATGCTATGGCAATGGCATTTAATGAGGGGCAACGCAATCTGGCGCTGGAACTGTTTCAGCGCGTTATGGCGCATTGCCCTGAACAGTATTTGAAGATGGCCAAAGAGGCCAGTGAACAGGAGTGATCATGAATTTATTTGAGCGTTTGCTGTATCGCCGTCTTTGCAATGAGCAACCAGTCGATGGTGGAGCAGCTCCGGCTGCGTCAGAACCATCAGCGCCTGCAGGTGATAACCATGCTCCAGTTGGTGATCCATCACAACAAGAAGGTGATAAGCCGCAACCTGTTGCTGATGGCGATAAACCTGCTGATGACAAAAAGTCTGAAAGCGATAAGCAGGGTGAAAAAAAGGACGGCGATAAACCGGATGGTGCGCCGGAGAAGTACGAGTTTCAGGCTGCCGAAGGCGTAGAGCTGGATACAGAAGCGTTGAAGGAATTCGAGCCGGTGGCGCGAGAACTAAACCTGACCAACGAGCAAGCGCAAAAGCTGGTTGATGCTTATCCGAAGATTCTGGCAGGTGTTCAGCAGCGCCAGGCAGAAGCCTGGCAGAAAACAACCGAGCAGTGGGCTGCTGATGTAAAAGCTGACAAAGAAATCGGTGGCGACAAGTTGATTTCTAACCTTAGCGCCGCACAGCGTGCGCTTGACCAGTTCGGGACACCTGAACTCAAAGAATATCTGAACACCACCGGGCTGGGTAATCACCCTGATCTGGTCAAAACGTTCGTGAAAATCGGAAAGGCGATGTCTGAAGATGGCATGGTCACCGGTGGTAATGAAGGCCAGCGTAGTGCGGCCGAAGTGCTCTATGGCAAATAAGAGAGGAAATGACAATGGCTGTTAAAGGCTTAACTGCGCTAACGCTGGCTGACTGGGGTAAGCGCGTCGATCCAAACGGGAAAGTCGATAAGATTATCGAGCTTCTCGGTCAAACTAACCCGATCCTTCAGGATATGCCTTTTGTCGAAGGGAACCTTCCTACCGGACACCGAACCACCATTCGTTCTGGTTTACCTTCAGCTACCTGGCGTTTGCTGAACTATGGCGTACAGCCAAGCAAATCAACCACAGTGCAGGTAACCGATTCCGTTGGCATGCTGGAAACCTATGCTGAAGTCGATAAGTCACTGGCTGATCTGAACGGCAATACCGCCGAATTCCGCCTGTCTGAAGACCGCGCATTTATTGAAGCGATGAATCAGCAGATGGCGCAGACGCTATTTTATGGTGATTCCAGCGTTAACCCTCAGCAGTTTATGGGACTGTCCTCCCGCTATTCCAGCCTGTCTGCGGGTAATGCTCAGAACATCATTGATGCTGGTGGCACGGGTACAGATAACACCTCCATCTGGTTAGTGGTGTGGGGCGAAAACACCGTGCATGGCATCTTCCCGAAAGGGCAGAAGGCTGGCATTCAGATGGAAGATAAAGGCCAGGTGACACTGGAAGATGTTAATGGCGGCAAGTACGAAGGCTACCGTACCCATTACAAATGGGATAACGGACTTGCTCTGCGTGACTGGCGTTATGTTGTTCGCATTGCAAACATCGATGTCAGCAATCTTTCAGAACCTTCCTCTGCCGCAAATATTGCGAAGTTGATGGTTAAAGCACTGCATCGCATTCCAAATCGTGGCATGGGTCGCCCGGTGTTCTACATGAACCGCACTGTAGGCCAGGCTCTTGATCTGCAATCTCTGGAGAAAACATCTCTGGCGATCAGCGTAAAAGAGACAGAAGGCGAGTGGTGGACTTCATTCCGTGGTGTACCAATCCGTGAAACTGATGCGCTTCTGGAAACAGAAGCCCGCGTGGTGTAACGCCTGTTATTAACCTGTGGGTCGTAACAGACCCACTAATGGAGAAAGAAGATGATCACCGACAAACTGTTGATGTTCTCCGAAGCTCAGGCGGTTACGAATACCGCGGCTTCTACTGACGTAATCGATCTCGGTCCAATTGACGGAAAACGTCGTGATATCGGCGTGGGTTACCCGCTTGAGTTTTGGGCGCTGGTTAACACAGCCGCCGCGGCAAGCGGTAATGCAACTGTAAACATCCAGTTGCAGACGAGTGAGAATAACAGCTCATGGACCACTATTTATGATAGTGGCGCACTGGCAAAGACCGCCCTGACAGCAGGTAAACGAGTTGTTTCTGCAAAGGTGCCTGCCGGTGTTCAGCGATATCTGCGTGTTAACTACTCCGTCGCAACCGGCCCACTAACGGCTGGCGAATTCACTGCTGGTATCAGTCTTGATGTTGATGCCAATACGCCGTATCCGATCCGCTCAAAAGTAACTGGTTAAGGTGATATCGATGTCAGGTGAGAAACCAAGATACCGCGTTCTGCGCCTCTCTCATATCCATAACACTCTGTGGCCGGAGGGGGCAGAAATCGAATACGAAGGTGAGCCTGGTAGCGCACTGGAACCTGTTAACGATGCAGCCAGACAGGCAAAAGCAAAAGTTGCAGGAAAGGTGTCAATGGCAGCAACCAGCACCAAAATCATCAACGATGTGTCAGATGATGATGAACTGGATAAGCTCCGTGAAGAGTACGAATTGCTCTTTAACGAGAAGCCACACCATAACGCCAAAGCCGAAACGCTCCGCGAGAAGATCGCAGATAAGCGTAAAGAACTGGGCGTGTAAGCCTCGCGAATCAGACAAGGGGCTTCGGCCCCTTTATTGCAGGAGTGTATATGGAACTCGTAAACCTCAAAACCGGCACTGACAGCTACCAGGATGAGAGCGGAGAAACCAGAACTCGCGATGAATACCCGTGGGGGCTGTGCATCACTCTTAATAACGACACATTGAATAAGCTGAAGGCGCAACCTCAGGGCGTCGGAACAGAAGTGATGATAACTGCAAAGGCTGTTATTCGAGGCCTGTCTGCCAGAGAAACTGACGATGGTGTTAATCGCAGCGCCGATCTGCAGATCACTGATATGGCGATCGCTCCTGTTTCCAGGGATGTAGAAAAATCAGCGGCTGAAACTCTGTACGGTAACGGAGGTGAGTGATGGCCTCTGTAGTAGAGATCTGTAATCGTGCGCTGTCCAATATTGGCAACAGCCGCAGTATTAACAGCCTGACGGAAGCCAGCAAGGAAGCGGGTGAATGTTCGCTGCACTTTGAGGCCTGCCGTGATGCTGTTCTTTCTGATTTTGACTGGAACTTTGCTACCAAACGCGTGGCGCTTGCAGATACGAGCAATCCACCGCCTGACTGGGAATATGCGTACCAGTACCCGTCCGATTGTCTGCGCATTACTGAAATTATGCTTCCTGGTGTACGCAATCCAACAGCAGCAATGCGCGTTCAGTACGAAGTTGGTGCAGACACCAACGGAACAGGAAAGTTGATCTACACAGACCAGCCGCAGGCATGGCTCAAGTATGTCTCTCGCGTTTCAGATGTGAACATGTTTGATGCCATTTTTATGGAGGCGTTGGCCTGGCGTCTTGCGGCAGCTATTAACATGGCGCTGACTGGGAATGCAGACCTCGGTACGTTTGCCCTCAATATGTACAATCGCGTGATTCTTAGTGCTGGCTCGCATAGCCAGAATGAATCACAGGAACCACAGCCACCGGTTGACGAGTTTACCATTGCGAGGTTGTCCTGATGGCTATCAGTTGGATCCAGCCCAGCTTTGCCGGTGGTGAGATTGGACCGTCGTTGTACGGTCGTATCGACATGGCGAAGTACCAGGTGGCATTGCGCAAGTGCGATAACTTTATCGTGCGGCAGTATGGCGGCGTTGAGAATCGACCTGGTACGCGTTTTGTCGGTGCCGCCAAATACCCAAATCGGAAATGCCGCCTAATCCCGTTCCAGTTCTCGACGGTTCAGACTTATGCTCTGGAGTTCGGACACCAGTACATGCGCGTTATCAAAGATGGTGCGTTGGTGCTGAACAGCAGCAATGTTATTTATGAAATTGCCACGCCATATACTGAAGCCGATCTGTTCCGAATTAAATTCACGCAAAGCGCAGACGTGCTTACGCTGGTTCATCCGGCATACCCGCCGAAAGAGTTGCGCCGCTATGCGCATGACAACTGGCAACTGGTTGATGTGGTAACGAAGAACGGGCCATTTGAAGATATCAATATTGACGAGTCAGTGACGGTTTATGCCAGCGCCAGCACCGGGACAATTACGTTAACGGCAAGCGCCTCAATTTTTGGCGCGGAGCAGGTAGGCAAATTGTTCTATCTGGAACAGCCTGCAGTGGATTCTGTGCCGGTATGGGAAACCAGTAAGAGTACGTCGATTGGCGATATTCGCCGTGCAGACAGTAACTACTATCGCGCCGTTACAGCAGGCAAAACAGGCACTTTGCGCCCTTCGCATACAGAAGGCACATCATGGGATGGCTGGGGCGGATCCGGTGATGATGATACCGGCATTGAGTGGGAGTATCTGCACAGTGGTTTTGGCATTGCCCGTATCTCTGCTGCAAATGGAACTACTGCAACTGCCGAGGTGATTTCCTATATCCCTTCGCAGGTAGTTGGCGAGGATAATGCCAGCTATAAATGGGCTAAATATGCCTGGGACAGTATTAACGGTTATCCTGGCACTGTTGTTTATTATCAACAACGCCTTTACTTCGCCGCATCGACTGCGTTCCCTCAGACTATCTGGGCCAGCCGTACCGGGGATTATAAGGATTTTGGCAAAAGCAATCCTACGCAGGATGACGACAGAATTATCTACACCTATGCCGGGCGTCAGGTTAATGAGATCCGTCACCTGATTGATGTTGGTTCGCTGGTGGCGCTGACTTCCGGAGGTGAGTACGTCATCACTGGCGACCAGAACAAAGTGCTTGCCCCATCATCATTTGCATTCAGCTCTCAGGGATCAAATGGCTCGAGCAATGTCCCACCAATTGCCGTGGCGAATATTGCTCTGTTCGTCCAGGAGAAAGGCAGTGTTGTCCGTGATCTGGCCTACTCATTCGATGTTGACGGCTATCAGGGGAACGACCTGACCATCCTTGCCAATCATCTTTTTCAGAAGCACAGCATTGTTGACTGGTGCTTCTCGATTGTCCCTTACTCCAGCGCCTTCTGCATTCGTGATGACGGTAAATTACTGGTGATGACCTATTTGCGTGATCAGCAGGTTTTTGCATGGGCACCACAATCCAGTACCGGAAAATATGAAAGCACATGCAGTATCAGCGAAGGCAATGAAGATGCGGTGTATTTCGTCGTTAACCGAACCGTTAACGGGCAAACAGTGAGATACATCGAGCGGCTGTCCAGCCGTTTATTTACCAGCGATGAAGATGCTTTCTTTGTTGATTCTGGCCTTAGCTATGATGGAAGAAATACGTCTGACAGAACGATGACCATCACTGGTGGTTCTGGTGAATGGGATTACCGTGCGGAATATACAATCAGTGTTTCTGGTGGTGCGTACTTCACCAGTAGTGATGTCGGCGCGCAACTACAGTTCCCTTATACCGGAACTGATCCTGGTACTGGCGATGAAGTGTCAAAAGAATTACGTTGCGACATTATTTCTGTAACCAGCAATACCGCTGTAGTGGTTCGTGCTAACAGGAACGTCCCGCCATCCCTCAGGAATGTGGCCACCACGAACTGGCAGATGGCGCGCCGGACATTTGGAGGCCTGTCTCATCTTGAAGGCCAGACCGTAAACATTCTCTCTGATGCGAACGTGGAACCACAGAAAGTAGTTTCCGGAGGTGCCGTCACGCTGGAATCTCCGGGGGCTGTAGTGCACATCGGCCTGCCAATAACTGCTGAATTCGAAACACTGGATATCAACATTAACGGACAGGAAACGCTGCTGGACAAAAAACAGGTGATCCCGTCCGTTACTCTGGTTGTGAATGCCAGCCGCGGCATCTGGGCGACTACGCCTGGCGGTAAATGGTACGAATATCCACAGCGTGAATTCGAGTTCTACGATGATCCTGTTGATGATGCTACCGGAAAAGTAGAAGTGAAACTGGACAGTAACTGGGGCAAAAACGGACGTGTAAAAATCCGTCAGCTTGACCCGTTGCCGCTGTCTGTTCTTGCCGTTATTCCTCGCCTTACTGTTGGGGGATTCTGATGATCGATGTTCAAATTATTCCCGCAACCGAAGAGCATCTTCAGATGATTTTGCCGGATGTTCGTCAGGCTGATATTGACGAACTGTATGCGGTATCACTGATGACTACCGAAGATGCGCTGCGTGTTGGTCTGCGTACTGCGACTATGGCCTGGTCAGGATTTGCGAACGGAGAACTGGTAACCATGTTTGGCGTATCTCCGGCGTCAATGATCGGTGGCAATGGTACGCCCTGGCTGGTAGGAACCAGCCGTATTGAAAAATATCAGAAGACATTTCTGCGCCACTGCCGCCCTGTATTGCAGCAGATGCTGGCAGTTTATCCGCGCCTGGAAAACTACGTCGACGAGCGAAACCATGTTGCCAAAGCATGGCTGCACTGGCTTGGATTCAGGCTTGAAGAAGCCGCGCCTTATGGTGCTCTTGGTCTTAATTTCCACAGATTTCACATGGAGAGAAAATAATGTGCGATCCGGTTATTGCTGGTGGCGCAATGCTCGCCATGAGTGGCATTCAGGCATACACCCAGTACCAACAGGGAAAGTATGTCTCGAAGGTTGCAGAAGCGAACGCAGATATAGCCACAGCTCAGGCAAATGATGCAATAAACAGAGGTAACGCTGAAGCTGAGCAACGGCGCAGAGAGACCCGACAGCGGCTTGGTACACAGGCGGCGACAATGGGGGCTACCGGCGCTGATTTATCTACAGGTAACGCGCTGGATATATTTGGCGACACTGCCCAGTTTGGCGCTCTTGATTCGCTGACGACGGTGAATAACGCGCAACGCGAGGCTTACGGTTATCAGGTTCAGGCTGCCAACTATAAAGCAGAAGCCAGTTCAGCCCGTAAACAGGGGAATGTGGGAGCAGCAACAACATTGCTCACCGCGCCTCTGAAGGCATACGGTGCGTACCAGATGTTTGGTGGGACGTGGAGTCCGTTTACTCAAAGCACTCCTGCGCCAATCGGGGCAGCAGCAGGAACCAGATTACCCGGAGGATTATAATGCCAGTCGTACCAACAGTATCCGGACGTCAGGTTGAGAGCCGTGGAGTTCAGTCAGCAGGCTTGCAGACGTTTTCTCAGCCAGGTATTGGTGATGCTTTTGTTCGGGCAGGGACAGAGGCAATTGATGTTTTGGGGCAGGCAAAACAGCGTGCCAATATCGCTCTGGCTCAGGAGGCATCTCTTAACCTCAGTCAGATAAGCAGCGATCTGCTGAATAATCCTGAAACAGGATTGCTTAACCTGAAAGGGAAAAATGCTATTGGAAAAGGCCATGAGTATACGCAGCAGTTTGATGCTCAGGTCGAACAACTGGCTATGTCGCTGCCGGATGAACAGGCTCGTAATGCTTTCATGCAGCAGGCGCAGCAGCAGCGCATTCAGTTCACTACGCAGGCCGGGCGACACGAGATAGGGCAAATTAATGCCTACGAAGAAGGCCAGTTTCAGGCGACACTGCTGAACAATGGTAAAAATGCCGCAGCATTGTATGGCGACAACGCCGCATACGTATTGGCTAACAAGCAAACTTTCCAGCAAATTGAGGAGTACGGTGTTGCACATGGCTGGAGCAACGAGCAAATCCAGGCCAAGAAAATCGAGTTTAAAGAGAAGGTTGCTGATGCTGCATTGTCCCAGTGGTCGGCAAACAATGCGACCGCATTCATCCAAAGTAATGGCGAGTTAAGTGATACTGCTGCTGGAGCTCGCCGTGCTGTAGCAGATAGTGACTCTTCCGAGCGTGCCCGTGGCATACGCAACAATAACCCAGGAAATCTCGAATACAGCAAAACTAATCCGTGGGTAGGCCAGACCGGTGATGATGGTCGATTTGCTAAATTCGAAACACCTGAACACGGGATTCGTGCATTAGGGCGGAACCTGATGTCGTATCAGAGGCAGGGTATTGATACTGTCAGCGAGATAATTAATCGCTGGGCACCGCCTGCTGATAAAAATGACACTATGTCGTATATCAAAGCAGTGTGCGAACAACTTGGCGTTTCTGCTGATGAGCCTCTCGATGCATCTAATCCTGATACCCTGAAGGCGCTTTGTGCAGCCATTATCCATCATGAGAACGGTAGCCAGCCATACAGTGATCAGCAGTTAACTGCTGGTGTCAGTGCAGCACTTGGTTTATCAACAATTCCAACCAACACCAAACGCTATACCGGTAATGCAGCATTCGATGCGGCATCTCCTGAGGCGCAGGCAAGTTTTATGCGACAGGCGGATCAACTGCGTCGGCAGCAGCAGGCTGAATATAAAACGATGATTGACAGCCAGGTTCGCGATGCGACAGCTGCGTATATGCGTGGCGTTGAATTTCCTAACCCACCTGGTGAGGCTGATTTTATTGCAGCTTATGGAGTAAGAGAAGGAAACCTGCGATATACCGAGTTCAGAAATACGCAAATCGCCGGACAGTATATAGGCTCTTTCCGCAACATGCCGACAAGCAGCATTACAGCATATGTTGAGCAATTACGCCCGGATACTGGTGAGACAGGGGAGGGTTATGCGGCACGAGCCGCTCTTTATGACAACGTTGTGTCGGCTGCAAGTCAGGTGATAAAGCAGCGACAGGCTGATCCTGTACAGTTCTCTCTTGCCGCCGGACAGGCAAAGCCTATCGACATGAGCAATAAGGATAACTTTGGACAGAGCGTTGCCTTGCGTGCTGCTCAGGTCAGTGACCTTGCTAAGTCATATGGCACTCCACTGACGTTCTTTTCCAAAGACGAGGCCAATCAGATCGGTGTTTTCTTTCGTGATGCTCCAGTTTCCCAACAGGCAGCATATCTCGACACCATCAGGCAGAGCACTGGTGGTGGGCAGGTGTATATGTCAGCACTACAGCAGATCAGTGCCAACGCTCCATCTGCTGCCGTTGCCGGGATACTGATGGATAAGCCTGGTGGTATTTTGGCAGAAAAAAACTGGTTTAATCCGGATGTTTCCGTGTCTCCTGAAACCGCTGCGCAGACAATTCTTGCTGGCGCGGCGGCTCGTAAAGGTACTGATGATGCGAAAGGTATTCCGATGCCTAAAGATGCTGATCTTCGCCTTGAGTTTTCTGACATGGTGAAGGATGCATTTGCTGGTGACGCTCATGGGGCATCAATGGCATACGAGATCGCAAAGGATTATTACGCTGGTGTGATGGCGAAAAAAGGCGTGGTATCAGGAGAAATTGACAATGATGTCTGGAAACAGGCTGTTAACGTAGCTACAGGTGGCGTGCATGACTATAACGGAATGGGGAATGTCCTTTTGCCGTGGGGAATGTCTGCAGAGCAATTCGATAAGCAGGTTAATCAGGCTTGGAATGAACAAGTTGTCGGCTCCGGGATAAAAACACCGCCTGGTCAGTATGGTTTGCAAAGTTACGGCGATAGTCAGTACCTGGTGAAACTTGGTACTGGTTATCTGCTGAAAGATGATGGTTCTCCCGTTGTTCTTAATCTGACACAGAAGCGTCAGAGATTCTCCGGAGATATTCCGCAATGAGTTACTTTGGCCTTAATCCAGTAAACCAGAATCAGCAGCTTGACGAAGCAGCATCAAATCCAGCTGGCTTTAACAGCGATGTTGGTTTTTTCGACAATGCTGTAGGAGCGGCATTGTCTGGTTTGTACTCCGGGCTGGTGGCAAAGCCAGATCAGTTGCTATGGGCAGGGATGGATAAAATCGTATCCCCGATTGCTCAGTTTGTTAACGAAAACACCTCGCTCAATGACACTTCAGTTTCATACATTGCTGAGCAGAGAAAACTAGCAGAGCAGCAGGTTAAGCGGCTGACGCCTGATGCCGCGACAACCGGAACCGCCGGGCAGGTCCTTTATGGGTTGTTCGATATGGGCGGGCAGGCTGTTGTCGGTACAACGCTCGGTGGTCCGGTCGGAGGTGCTGCGGCGGTAACTTCGCTACAGGGTTTTTCTGAGTTTGAACGGCTGACAGCACAGGGTGTTGATTTCAGGACGGCGCAGGAAGCGGGATTAGTGCAGGGTATTACTGCTGGTGCCGGAACACTGATCCCTATGAGCCTCGGGTTACGTGCTGGTGGTGCGCTGGCGGAAGGTGTGGCGGCTCAGCTTGCGCGGACGGGTGAAAGTTCAGTGCGACGCGCCGCAGCAACAGCAGTACGTGCAACGCCAGATATTGCCTATGCCGCAGGTACAAATATTGCGTTCGGTATGGCACAGCGTGGGCTTACTGCAAAAACGCTTCGTGATGGTGGCTATAGCGAAATGGCTAACCAGTATGATGTGTTGGATCGACAGGCAATTGCTATTGATGCTGTTCTTGGGGTGGCGTTTGGTGGTGTCGGCAGATTTATTAACTCTCGCGGCGAGTCTACAAGCGCACCAAATTTTTCACCAGTTGATATTGATGCTGCACTGGCGGCGAATGCCGCTCATCATGCTGAAATTGATATTGCTCCCGGCGTTCCGATCAACGTGCTTTCGCGTAATTCGCACATTCAGGCTCTGCGAAAAGCCATGTCTGATGTTAGCCAGGGGAGACCTGTAGACGTTGCCAGCATTGTTGAGTCTGCATCTTTCAGTGAAATTCCTGGGCGCAAGAGTCTGCTGTCTCAGGCAGTTAATGAGGCTCTGTCATCTGTAGATGATGGAGTAACTGCGCGCGCTATAGAAAATCGGTTGCTTGAAGAACAGGCCGCGCAGCTTTTGTCGCGTGGCGATAGACAGGTTTACCAGTCTGAAATCGCTAATAGCCAACGAATTATTGAAAATCTCACTGAACAGCGCGCACAAATTCTTGCAGAAGAGCCAACCGGTAGCGGTAAGGCTTTATCTCGTGCTCGATCAGATAAACAGGCCAGACTTCGCGATATTGACCAACGAATCCGGCAGGCACAAGAACGCCTGGAATTTTCTCGTAACGCGTTGGCGCCGCACGAGCCTGGAGGTCAGTTTTTTGAAGCTCGAGCAGAACTGGCACGACGACAGCAGGCAGAAAGTGAACTTAATGCTCAGGCTGTTTCATTCTATAAAACAGCAGAGGTCAGGACGCCAGACGAAGTAGCTCCTTTTGAGCCCGGTAAGATATTGCAACAGACAGAACAAAAAATGATGGCAGATCCGGCAGGAGATATTGATCTGCGTATAGCTGAAGACTCGCTGCTTGAATCTCCGGACATGATAATCACCGTGCTGGATGATGATGGTAATCCACAATCGCGCAGTGCGCGTGAAGTACTGGATGAAGCGAACAGGGAAAGTGAGCAGGCAATACAGGATTCCAGCCTGTTTGATGTCGCTGTGGCGTGTTTCTTGAGAGGTTAAATTAAATGAGACAGGAATGTATACAAGCGGTCCAGCAGGCGGCGCAGCGCACGTTAACGGCGCGAGAAATACAGAACATTGAAGACCGCATTTATCGAAATATGCGCTCCATTGCTCGTGATGACCCGATGTCGTGGAGACAACTTTCCGAATCAGAGCGGCTATATCGTGCAGCACAATTGGCATCTGAAGAATTACAGCGAGAAGCGGCATTAAAGAAACGTCGTGTGGCCCTCACTATAGCCGCACGTCAGAGATTGGATAAATTTATCAATAGCTATCAAGGGGCTGATGGGAAACTTGGCGCTCTTAACCGTACTATTGCTTTTAATGCAGACGGTAAATCGAATTTCCTCTCTGTTGAATCCAGAACAAAAGCCACCCGTGATTATGCATTGAGTCAATTGCAGGAGGCATTCGAAGCAGTTGATCCTCGCTTTTTTGGTCTGTTTGAAGATGAAGCGGGCGTACGTGACCTGGTATATGAAATGCGGGGGCAAAATACTGGCAATGCTAAAGCAAGAAAAGGTGCTAAGGCGTGGAGAGAAGTGACAGAGCTACTGCGCCGCCGGTTTAATGATGCTGGTGGGGACATTGGCTATCTCGAAAACTGGGGGATCCCTCAACATCATTCTATGGAAAAGGTTGGGGCGGTATCAAAGGATAAGTGGGTTAGCGATGTTATAGGTAAGCTGGATCGCAAATATTATATCCGAGCCGATGGACAACTGATGAACGATGCCGAGTTGTCTGCATTTCTTGGAGAGGCTTATAACACGATCGCTACTGGTGGGCTGAATAAGCTTACTGATACCGGAATGCGAATTTCCGGCGCACGTGCTAACCGTGGTAATGCATCACGACAGATACATTTCAAAGATGCAGATTCCTATCTGCAATATCAGCAACTTTATGGCGATCGCTCTCTATGGGAAATCATGGTCGGTCACCTGGAAGGTATCAGTAAAGATATTGCACTGGTGGAAACATATGGTCCAAACCCCGATCATGTTTTCCGCTCCCTTCTTGATCAGGTTAAGGCAGAAACGGCAACAGCTAACCCGAGTAAAACCGGTAAAGTCGAGCGGCTGGCGAACAAAACAGAGAACCTGTACAACTTTATTTCCGGAAAGACACAGCCTGTAGCGAATCCGCACATCGCGCGATGGTCTGACAATATCCGCAACTGGCTGGTTGCCAGCAGACTCGGATCCGCGTTGCTGTCATCGTTCTCTGATCTTGGAACCATGTATCTGTCTGCGAAGGTTACCAACCTTCCAATGAACCAGTTATTCCGCAACCAGCTTGAAGCTATGGACCCAACGAACCGTACAGAACTTGCGCGGGCGCGCCGCGCTGGTCTGGCGATGGAATCTCTACTTGGCAGCGTTAACCGCTGGGCGATGGATAATATGGGGCCGTCAGTGTCTCGTTGGGCGGCAACGGCGGTAATGCGTGCCAGTGGGCTTACAGCATGGTCAGATGCGCACAAGCGCGCCTATGGCGTAACCATGATGGGAAGCCTGGGAGAAGTAGTGTCACGGACACCAGACCTTCGTAGCCTCGATGACTATGATTTTCGTATCCTGAAAAGCAAAGGGATTACTGACACAGACTGGAGCGTATGGAAGCTGGCGCAACAGGAGGACTGGGGGAACGGTAATAATACGATGCTGACACCGGAAAGCATTATGCGTATCCCTGATTCAGCAGTTAAACATCTTGGTGAGCCTGAACGTGTGAAATTTGAGGCAATGCGTAAACTGCTCGGTGCCGTAACTGAAGAAGTTGATATGGCTGTTATTACACCGGGCGCACGTGAACGGATGTTCGTAGGGTCTGGTCTTCAGCGTGGAACATGGAAAGGTGAATTAACGAGAAGTGTTTTCCTGTTTAAATCGTTCCCTATCTCGGTAGTTATGCGTCACTGGCATAGAGCTATGGGGATGCCGTCTGCTGGTGGGCGTGCGGCATATATAGCAACGTTTTTAGCAAGCACAACCATGCTTGGTGCTCTTTCCATGCAGATTACTGATCTTATTAATGGGAGAAATCCAAAAGAAATGACCGGTGACAACATGGTTAAATTCTGGATAAATGCATTTTTAAAAGGTGGTGGGGCAGGGTTGTATGGTGATTTTCTTTTCTCTGACCACACCAGGTACGGGAGCGGCGCACTAGCGTCGATGCTTGGCCCGGTAGCTGGTCTGGTTGATGACGTAGTGAAGATTGCTCAGGGCATACCGTTAAATGCTGTGGAAGGGAAGAATGAGCAGACTGGTGGTGATCTGGTTAAGCTTGGGAAAGGTTTGATGCCTGGTGCGAATCTCTGGTACTTGAAGGCGGCTCTCGATCACATGATCTTTAATCAGATGCAGGAGTATTTTTCACCAGGCTATTTGCGTAAAATGGAGCAACGTTCGAAGAAAGAGTTTAACCAGACATACTGGTGGCGACCTCAGGATGTCACTCCGCAATAAGGAACAACAATGAAGGAATTATTGCTGTTATCGGTATTTTTGATATCCGCTTGCTCGACATCCTATGATGTTTATGACGGTGTTGATAAGGCATATTGCGACAAAGTTAAAATGGATTTTTCTCTTGCCAAGACGGCGAAGGATAGTTGTATTGATCACTACGTCAAGACTTATACCAAGCCAGCCTCATCGGCATCTGATATTGCTGAAGGTGCTGTGTTTGAGTGTAACAAGGTGATATCCATCGCAGCGAGTTCTTCATACGATGCTGCTGTATGTGCAATGGCTGAAAGAAACGGCATGTCAGTGCAAAAAATTAATAGCATGATAAGCAGTAATGACGAAGCCAAAATAAGAACTGATATCAGCTCGGTGAAAAAAGATGCCATGAACAGAGTTGTAAAATATCAGTCATCTTTATAAGTCGTGACATGTCACAGGCCGCTTTCGCGGCCTTGTTTTTAACGAATGCCACCGCCACCCGGGCGGGAATCCGCAGAACGCCCACCGCAGCGGGAGCCGTCAGCAGCAGTGTCGCTGTCGTGCTGACAACGACCGGCAAAGGCCTGAGTTGAAGCTACCAGAGACAACAAAACGAACAGTGCAGCAAATGCTTTTTTCATTGTGAAATTTCCATCTATAAGCCACCTCAATGTGGCGTCAATGAGTGTTAGCACTGACTTTTGTTTCGTCCACAAAAAATCCCGCAGCGCGGGCTTATTCTTCTTCATCATTAAAAAGCGGATTGTTATTTCCATCTGATGAAAGGAAAGGTATGTGTTCTCTTGAAAATCCAACAATGACAATTTCATTATCATTTTTTGCATAATGAATGCATTCATTAGAATGCATTCCGCCAGGGTTGAAATTTAAGTTAATGGTATAATTCTTAAATGTGTTTGGATACCATGTTGGCCCACAATGATAATGCCAATAATTCTCTTGCTCATAATTGTCTGAGCCGGGAATTTTATCATGGTTATCATCAACCCACGAGGGCTTGTTTTTTCCAACAAGCGCCCTTCCATTGGCAACATCCTCTAAAAAACTTTGTATGATTTTTATTTCATCATCAGTAAGGAAAGGTCCGTCTACAGCGAAAGGGGTGTTGCTTTCCCCATGTAGAAAACTATTAGATATTCTAATGTTAAACTTCAAGGAAAACTCCTGATGTGCTTCTATTTGGAGCGAAATGCCGCCTTGAAGTCGCTGAAAGATGTTCCTGTCTGGTAAACCATATCCTTGTCGCGCTCTTTGCTTGCGCGGCCAAGCATAACTTTTCCAATGACATCCCAGCATTGCTTGGCTTGTTCATTGTGCTGAGTACGATTTTTCAACGCTGTCATATCGCGCCTCCTTTACCTTTAAGGTAATAGTACGCTATTCACCCACAGTCTGCAATCTGTACAGAATTATTTAAAGGCACATCCCTGTGCCGCCGTTCTGTCAGAAGAACCCTGCCTTGTCGTTGATGTACTCCGCGTGCGTCTGGATATCACGCAGGCATTTGCTCACACCGACGATGTAGCAGAACATGGTGGTCAGCTCCGCCGCCGCGCCAGATACGTCGTGCCCGTCGTCCTGCAACTGGTTCAGCAGATTCATCAGCAGTGAGTTCTCCGTCAGGCCGAGAACACCAGACGGCGAGTGAATCAGGCTGCGGTAGCCGGGCTTCAGTGGGGCACTGTAGGTTTTGTTCTCTATCTTCATTGCCTGTATTACTGCTGACGCCGTGGCGTTGGCTACCTGGTCGGCAACCATCTTTATGCGTTCTTCCTGCGGGAGCGAGTCTTTAATGTAACTTCCGGTGCGGCGGATCTGAGGAAGAACCTCACCTGTAACCCATTTACGAAAGCGGTAGGGGATAGTGCCTGGTGTCACCGCATCGCGGCAGCGGAGGATCAGTGTGTAGAGGCCTGACTCGGAGATGATGTTGAGCTCTTTTACTCGGCTATCAAAAATTGCACGATGTTCATGCCCTATGTTGAACATAGACCTTTCATCATCATCCAGTTTTTCAAGTGATTGGGTGACGTTTTGGATACGCAGCGCACTACAAACGTCTTGGGCTACAAACCATGGTTGGCCATCGATAATGATGGAACGGATAGGGTTAACAGATTCAAATTTGAAGATGGCAGTTTGAGCATTAGCCATGGTGGTTATCTCCACTTAGTGATTTTAATCACCACCGCAACGCCAATTACTGGTGGTGAACTGGACAAGGTTGGCGTACCGGCCTAAGTGGTACCGGCGTCCTTTCGGACCCCTGCCCAGCCCACCATAATTCGGATATGGCTGTGCTTAACGCATAAAAAAACCACGTCTGGCGTGGTATGCGCCACTTAGTAACTCGGGACGCCAATCCCGGCACTGGATTTTTCCAGTGCCCGATTACTATGGCACAAGAGGAGTGCGATGTAAATTTACCGCAAAGGTAAATATAAGCACTCCACTTGGTAATTGCAAACCTTATCTGGTTTGTTTTCGTAATTGTTCGGCACAATAGTCGAGATGTGTTTGCAGATCCCGCATAGACATCTGTGAGCTGGTGACGTAGTTAATCAGTGCAGTCAGTTCGGCAAGTGGGCCATCGACATTAAATCCATCCTTATCGAGCTCCCGGAGTAATTTCATCAAGTGCGATCCCTCCACCAGTGATCTAACGCCTCCCGGCGTGTGAATCCTTTCGGTAAATCCGTCTTCCAGTGGATAGTGATACTGCTGCATCTTATCTTCTCCATGCAATAACTGTATAAATATACAGTATCAAATAATTTATTTGCTATCCAGCACGTTTTGCGAATCACCTGAAAGGTAATATCTGTTCGTATTTATGGGTTGTCTATCCATATATGGTTTTTCAGGTAATAGAATAACCGGATATGCGGCGCAACGGGTGCTGCGACTATCTGGAGATTTAACATGACGGTCTCAACCGAAGTTGACCACAACGAATACACCGGTAACGGTGTTACAACGACATTCCCTTATACCTTCAGGATTTTCCAGAAATCTGATTTAGTAGTGCAGGTTGTTGACCTGAACGAGAACATCACAGAGCTGATTCTTGATACTGATTACATAGTCACTGGTGCGGGAGGGTATAACGGCGGCAATGTAATTCTGTCGAAGGCGTTGGTTAACGGTTATCAGATTTCTATATCAAGAGAGCTACCGGTTACGCAGGATACCGATCTGCGCAACCAGGGTAAGTTCTTCGCTGAGGTGCATGAAGACGCATTCGATAAACTGACGATGCTGATACAGCAGGTTAGAAGTTGGTTTAGCCTAGCGCTTCGCAAGCCATCATTCGTGGCAAACTATTATGATGCTTTGAACAACTATATTAGAAATCTTCGCGATCCCATACGCCAACAGGACGCGGCTACAAAGAATTATGTCGACTCGCTGGCAAGCAATAATTACAGCCGCACCCTACGAGTGCCTGAGCAAATCCCTCAACTTCCTGACGCAGCGACTAGGGCAAATAAAATAGTTGCGTTTGACAGTGCAGGTAACCCTTATCCTGTACTGCCACCATCCGGTTCAGCATCTGACGTATTATTACAGATCGCGCAGCCTGGGTTCGATAAGCATGTTGGTAGTTCGTGGGGCGGGAACAGCATTTGGGAAGATTACCCTTATAAAGGTAGCGTTAAGCCGTCGAAGGTTATTTACCCATCTATGAATACTACTCAGATACAGTCAATCCTTTCATCAGCTGGTCAGATATACGTTTCATCAGGAACTTATACAACCAGCACAGCATGGGCGATATATCCAAACACGGAAATTTGGTGGGATCCTGGAGCAACATTATATCCTGCAAACAATAACATGACAGTAATGACCTGCGATCCGACAATTTCAGGAGGGAATGGAGTAAGGAATGTTAAGTTACACAACGTGAGAATTGACATTAGCGGGAAGACAGGGTGTAGAGGATTTGTAGGGATAAAGTTCAGAAACCATGGACATCTTGACATGATGTGGGTCAATATGGGAACTGCCGCCAACAACGTTGGAATTGAAATTGGCACTCTATGTTACGGGCTAAAAGTAGATGGCTGTGAAGTTATCGGTGGTGGCACTGGATCAATTAGACTTCTTTTAAGAAACGGCGCAAATGCTATAACAGTTACTGGTTTTAATGGTTATTCAGGCACTCCAGAAATTGATATGCCGCAATACGGAATAATTGTTAGGCATGGTCTTAATGGTGAGACGACGTGGGACTATGTGAATACATTCCCGACTGAAGCCGTAGTATTTGTAGGTGGATTTAGTCAAAATTGCAGTAAATATGGGTTCCTTGACCAAGCGCAAGGTACAAAAGTCTACGGTATGTACTTTGAAAACAATAGCTCGTCAGACGTAAGAATGTCGAGTTCTGTAGGTGCTTTATTTCACCGTTGTACTCACTCATCAACAACTGCTGGTCTGCCAGCAAACGCCTATAGTGCAAGCAATCTCACCCTAAATGCTTTGATTGATGAGCCTGTCTATGGATCAAGAGCAGGTGGATTCTTTAAAATTGATGGAGGTTCTGATGCCACAGTGACCAACATTGTAGTTAATATCAACACATGGAAATCAGACCAGGGAATTACATCAGCAGATCTTGGTGTTCTTTCGTCGGCAAAAGTTAACAGAAATGGTGTTCTTCAGTTATCAGATAATACTGTTGATATTAATATGGGATTCTCTTGGTATAGACGTAATGTTATATCAGGAGAAAACATATCATTTACAGGGACGCCATATGATGGTCAGAAGATTGGATTTATTCTCAGGGGTTCAAATATATCATCGCTATCTATTGCAGGGGTTCCAGTAAATGTCACAGGAGCAAATACATCTCAGATCAAAATGACCACAGCCACATTGGTATATTCAAGGGTGGTATCAGCGTGGGTGATGAATACAGGAGAGTGGAATGCGACAGCATAAAGTATAGCTTTATTATGGCTAATTTTCATGTCACTAATAATCAATGACATACGCTTCCTGTGCATTCAAAAATATTGTGAACTATCAATTAATTACTTAGTTATGATTGTAGTTCACCTTAACAGAACTACATATATGGTAATATCGTTAAGATCTGCCTAATGTTTTTAAACCACATATGGTTTATTGTGTATAATGTGATCACCAACTAAGGGGTTCGTTATGCACATTAAACGGTGGTTTTTATGTCAGTTCAGCTAACCAGTGAGTCTTTAAATCAGTGGCTTAGTGCGGGTTCTCTTGCTGCGGTGATAGCAGGGGTTCCTCCAGAGGTGGCTTTGGGAGCTTTGGCTGGGGCGGTAATTTTTGTTACCTCAGCCATCGAGTATCCCATTCATCGCCGGGTTCTCCTGTCTATGCTCAGTTTCCTCTGCGGCCTTCTCTTTTACAAACCTACAGCATCCATCCTTATCGGTGTAGCCAGCCTGATCCCTACCATCACGCAGGACTCTTTCGAGAAAGGGATCGTCTTCTCTGCTGGTGCATTTGTGTCGTCAATTGTCGCCGTGCGAATTGGTATATGGCTTTATCACCGCTCCGATAATCCACGAGAGTTAATTCCGGGGAGAAAAGACGATGGTAACGCATGAGCTTTTTTTGCTTATCACCAATGCAGTTATTTGTACTGGCATAGCAATTCGTGTTGTCACATTCCGGCGTAACGGTTCTCAACACCGAAGATGGGGAGGCTGGCTTGCTTATTTTCTGATTGTTGCTGCGGCCAGTATTCCAGTTCGTGCTGTCTATGCAATATGGCTACGCACGCCAATGGCTGTGGATTTATCTGAGGTCATTATCAACGCTGTCATGCTTGCTGCGGTTGTTAAAACGCGCGGTAACGTCGTTCAGATTTTCAAAATAACGAGGTCTAAACATGGAGATTAAACAATTCCAGCGAGCTGCTGGTATTAGCGAGGCGCTGGCCGCACGCTGGTTCTCGCATATAACTTCTGCGATGAAAGAGTTTGGTATCAGCAAACCCGAAGATCAGGCAATGTTTATTGCTCAGGTCGGGCATGAGTCTGGGGGCTTCAATCGGTTGCAGGAAAATTTCAACTACAGCGTCACCGGACTGGCTAACTTCGTTCGGGCTGGGCGTCTCACCCAGGGACAGGCTAACGCACTGGGCCGCCGTGCTGGTGAGCCACCATTGCCACTCGATCGCCAGCGCGCGATCGCAAATCTGGTGTACAGCAAACGCATGGGTAACAATGCTCCAGGCGATGGCTGGAATTACCGTGGGCGCGGGCTTATCCAGATTACCGGTTTGAATAACTATCGTGACTGCGGAAACGGTCTGAAAGTTGACCTGCTGGAGAATCCTGAACTGCTGGCGCAGGACGAATACGCGGCTCGTAGCGCGGCGTGGTTCTTCGCCAGCAAAGGATGCATGAAGTATACCGGCGATATTGCACGTGTAACTCTGATTATCAATGGTGGCCGGAACGGCATCGACGACCGGCGCGCGCGGTACATCACTGCCAGTAAGGTGCTGGTGGTATGATCTGGGCATTCGCAAAAGCATACTGGAAACAGTTGGTTATCATGGCGATGCTCGCTGTTCTGGTCATATCAGGAGTTGTAGCCTGGAATGCACACGGCAGTCGTCAGTACGACGCCGGGTATGCGCAGGCGAAGGAAGATCAGAAACAGGCTGATGATAAGTTCAGGTCACAGCGTGAGCAGGAGAAAACACAAATTGAACGTGAAGCACAATCCCGTATCGATGCGGCGCTTGCTGATGCTGAGTATGCTAATACCGTTGCTGACAGCATGCGCGCCGAGCTTGACAATACCAAGCGACTCGCCGAACACTATACCGGATCTTTCCCCTCTGGCACGCCAGCCAGCAAGGTCATTGGTGTGCTCGCCGACATGCTTGAAGAAAGCAACCGAGTTTACAACGCAACAGCAGTTGAGGCTGAAAAGTATCGGATTGCAGGGGAATTCTGCGAGCAGCAATACGACTCATTGAAGAAGCAAAAATAGAGGTACTGATTTCCGGTGACGGTATATAAAACGGTACTGGAAAAATTGAACTTTAGAAAAATGTTATAACTCAATTGGTTATGGTATCCGTAAATAATTGAGTGGGAATGATTTGACCCTGCACTATGAATGAACAAAACCCTCTGTTACTACAGAGGGTTTTTTATCTTCAAGAATTATAGGATTGAAGTTACTAACATCGATTAATTAAACCAGCTGTCCGATTTGTTCTCTTCTGCTTTGCCCACGCTTTTCATCAGATCGCGACCGCCTTCAGTCATATTTCTGTTGGCGTCAGCTTCAGATTGCACCACATCGGTTTGCGCAGCTTTGTGCTTCAGTTCCTGATCGATAAATTCGTTTTCTCGCTTAACGCGGGCTTCTTCTTTTGCCAGCGCCAGTTTTTGTTTCTGAATCTCTAAGCTGCGTAGCTCATCTTCATAACTTTGATCGCGTTTTTTGTCCGCAGAGGCTTCGGCGTCCAGTTTATCCTGACGAGCTTTCTTATTTGCCGCTGCCGTTGCCGCTCTTTTGTTAGCGGCGGCCTGGGCATTTGCGCGACGTTGCTTCTCTTGCTGGATTTCCCTGTTGCGCTCCGCGACCCATTCGTCATGCTGCCTTTGCTCTTCATTTTTACCTTGCTGTTCCGCTTCTGCGACAGCAGAGAGTTGATCCTGCAATGATGAGGCGATAGCCGGATAGCTTAAGGAGGCTAAGATGGCGCAAAGAAAAACTTTCTTCATGACTCCTCCTGATTATTAGCTCTTTTCAGGACATTTGGTATTTGGCTGAATACGCGTTTCGTTATACGTCGTGGTAATAACAACGGCTAAACCTGTCGTAAACTGGCACTCTTTACCCACCTGGGTAGAGGTATACACTTTGGTGCCTTCCTTATAGGTTAAAGAAACACCTTCCACTAAGGTTTTATCATTCACCATAGAACCCGCTGCCGCGCCTACAGCTCCGCCGCCAACTGCACCTGCCGTCGTTCCGGAATTGCTGCCAGACCCGACGTTGTGGCCGATAACACCGCCAGCGACTGCGCCAATAAGCGCGCCGAAGGCTTGTGCGTTCCGTTTATTTTGGGAGTTGTCTACGGCAACTTTTGCGGGAAGAATGGAAATAATATTAACGGTTTTAGTTTCTTGTTTGGTATTCAGTTGATCGGTTTGATAAACATCGGCAGCATGATCGTCAGCATTTGACTGGCATCCTGCCAGAGTGAATGACGCTAACATTGCCACAGGCAGAAGACATTTTTTAAATTTCAT